TCAGCCCGTCCGGGCAACCCAGTCCCCCTTCTCGATAAACCTGATCCGGTACGCCTCCCGCTCTGCCGAGGTCATGAACTCCCAGGCGAAGTCCTCGGACTTTGGCCCGCCCTCACATTGCCCGTACCGATACCAGCCGCCAACGCGCAGCCCGGAGTACATCAGGTTGCGCTTGATGACTCCGACGCCGAGGGTTTCCAGCATCTCGCGGAACAGCTCGTCGGCTTCGGCTCGGCTGACCTGCTGAGAGCAATAAAGCCAGTCGTGGGTGACGCCCGCCGCCCGATGGTCCAACCCGTCGAACAGCGGGTCGACCAGCCAAGGTATCGAGGCCAGATCGGTGATGAACCAGCGCGGCACGGTGAACTCTCGTCCATCCCTGGCGTGATACCGGAACGGCTCCAGTAGCACCCACTCGCCGGGCTTGTAGGCGCGCAGATCCAGCGCACCGGAGAACCATGCGTCACTCATCGTCCACCCCGGCACATTGGATGTTGATGCGATTCGGCGCCATTGCCAGCGCGAAAGCCTCCCGGTTTGCGCTGCGGGCCGGCTCGGGCAGCATGCAGTAGCGGGCGACAGCATATTGGGCTGACTGGATGACGGTGCAGCCTTGGAGGGGGAGCAGCAGGCAGGCGGCAATAATGATTCTGGTCATGGCATCACCTCACGGACTGCCGCGGCGAATCGGGCTGGCCAGCGCTCGGGGTGAGGTTTTCCGGGACGCCAGCACCGCTCATACAGCGCCCAACCGCCAGCCGCATCATGCTCGCCGGGCAACGGTTTCGGATCTGTCCAGAGCAACAATCGGCCGAAGGCGAATGCCAGCACGTCGTCCCGCTCGAGCGCAGCCCATACCGCGGCAGGCTCAGGCGCAACACCTCGAGCAGCGCACACACGCCGGGCATGGTCGCGGCTCGCAGGGTGATTCAGAACCCCGCGCACGCCACCGCCTTGCTCGAATTGCAGTAGCCCGCGGGCCGGCCCGGTAGGCCACTGGCGGCGCCGCTGCTCCGGATCTTCCTGCTGCGTGATGGCCAACAACATAATCTCAGCCTCTCGGCTCGACATCCGCGCAGGCAGCAGCGCGAGAGCGGGCGCTATGGCTCGCTCCCGTATTTCAGAGAGGGTCATGGGAAACTCCAGGCAAAGAAAAACCCGCCGAAGCGGGTCTGTGTGTCGCGGTCGTTTAGGCTGGCCAGCCCTGGTCGAGCATGTCCGGCGCGAAGGTGCCGGCCTCCAGCGCGTCGAGTAGTTCGGCCTCCCGGTCGAAACAGGTCTGAACGTGGGCGCGCACAGCCCTAGCCACGGCCAGCACCTGGGCGCCGCCAAGCTCAACGAACCCGGCCGGCGTTTTCCACTGCATGACATAACCAGTATCTAGCATGGCCTCCAGCGCCGCGCCGTTGATCAGCAGCTTGCTGCGGTCGTCCGTTTCTACGCGCATGCCCGCGAACTCGATGCCGGCCGTCTCGGCAGCATAGCGACGTGCAGCGATCAGCGCTGGCCAATCAACGGTCGGCGCTGGCTCGGGTGCGATATCGCGCAATACCCAGACTATGCCGGTCCAGTATGCCTCTTGACCTTCCGGTGCTTCGGGCGGCTCCTGTTGAGTCGAGCGTACTGGCAGCGCCGCAGCATCATTTTCAATATCAAAGATGATGCCGACGTAGACGCTCTGATCATTCCACTGAAAGAGCCTCATGCGGCAATCTCCTGTGCTTTGATGAATGCCTTCAGGCCAGAGGCCACTGGTATATTGGGAAGTCTGAATTGAGTTGCAGTGTCGTAACCGTACGAGGGCCTGCTAATTACTGTGCGGCTATCATTCTGGGCAGGCCGGTAACTGAAGTAGAAGTTACCATCGTGATACGCAGCCGGGTTGTTCGCATAGTTGGCACCTGGCACTGGAGTTATGGCATTCCATGTTTTGCCATCATCAACACTTCGGCGAACGTTTGCGGACCCGGCAAAGTTCACCCAAACCCCATCGCCATCGGTGAGTGTTTTGCCAGTTGCAGGAGAGAAGGTACCCTCGTAAACCTCCCATGTCGCACGGTCATCTACTGAGCGGGAGGTAAAGCCATTGCCAGTAATGACCCATTTTCCTTTCTTATCAGTCGCAACCGATAGGGCAAGTCTAGCACTGCCCAGACCTACGGCAGTGCTAATAACAGTCCAAGTATTGCCGTTATTGATGCTGACGAACGCGTGCTGCCCGCCAGCCGCGACTAAAACTCCTGTGTCATTTGCCGCTATTGCTACCATAGCGCTGCCATTAGCCACGCTTCCGCCGTAGGTAAAGCCGGATGCATTGACATCAGTTAGATAAACTATCGAGGAAGCAAACCCGCCAACAACCCACCGGCCATTTGAATACACGAAAAATGCAGGCTTAACAGTCACACCGGTCAATGATGGGCCTGTAGTGGACCAAGTTGCGCCATCATCTAGACTATGACGCAACTCGATTCTATTAGTGCCACCAGCCCATGTAATCACCGCAATAGTGCCATCGGCAGATTCTGCGATACCTACCGCGCCTAACGTAGCATGTACGGTAACCGGAGCGGACCAAGTGACACCGCCATCAGTCGACCTGATGACTTGAGTAAGTGTAGATGTGCCCGCCAGTTGAATAATGGTTCCTTGCTTCGTTACAAAAATTTCGACTGTATTGACTGCGGCGGTAGCAATCGACGACGAATCCCAAGACAGGCCGCGCTCGCCACCCAGCAAGCCCAGTTCAGCGTAGAGTTCTGGATAAGCAGCTTGCAGATAAATACCGCCCACCGCCTCCAGATAACCTTCAACGCTACCGCGCGCCGAAATCAGGATGTCGCCAATTCGCTGAGGTTTTACATCAACCCAACGAACACCTGTTTCATCCGGTAAAACCTGCATGAACTTTCCACCGTTTCCGGCGAGTGCTGGTAGGCCAGCAGCAGCACCAGCCGCAGCGGCGTAGTTCTGTGCAGCGTTTGCTTGCTCAGTTGCGCGGTCGGCCTGCTCTGTGGCCGCCTCGACTTGCTGAGCCGCCTTCACAACTTCATCGGCAGCCAGCGCTACCTGCTGCGCTGCGCCAGCCTCGGCCTGCTGCGCCGCTTCGGCGCTCTGCTGCGCAGCTGAAACGGACTCGCCCACTCCTGTCGCGCGCTCGTTGACATATTCCGCCAGCGCATTCGTCTCACCCACGAACCGGGCTTGTGCCGCGACAAACGCGTCGGCTTTGGCCGTGAAATCAGATGGCGCGTCGGCCCGTGTCGGGGCTGGCGGTAGCGGAGTGATAACGGGTACTGTCATTGGAAACTCCTAACCTCTAGGGTCATGTCGCATAGCGCGGGGTTCGAAATCACGGTTGCCAGGCGTTCGAACCGCCCGACGATGATGGTTGTGTCCATGCCGGCATCACCGACATAGAGCGATGGCACGTCGCGCAAACGCTCCAGCGTTCGCATGGCCGTACCGATCTGGTCAGTGGGAATGCGCAAATCGAAATCAACGGTGCGCCGAGATCCACGAGGGGTCAGGGTGACGTTGCCGAAATCGTCCTCGTCTGTGCGGGTGTAGCTGACGAGGCCGAGCCCGGTGCCATAGACAGCCATTCCGATCTCTAGCGCGCTGCCGAGAACCAGCGTCCCGACGCGTGCTGTGCCGCCAGGCGCCGAAACGATGACCTGCACATCCGCATTCCCGTAGGCAGGCAGATCGAACATGGCCACGTTGTCGCGGCGCTCGAATGGGGCAAACCAGTAGTCGTACCAGTTGGTCACGCCGGTATCGGCCATCTGGACCGTTTTGTCGTAAACGGCGCCCTCCCCTGGGGCGCTCATCACGACGCGCACGGTGGTTCCTGACACGCCAACGAGGCCGATGGCGTTAACCACCTGCCCTGGGCGGATCGTCAGGTCGATGGACTCGGGGTTCTCCGTGAATTTTCCGAGCAACCATTTCTGCCCGGCCCGCTTGTCGAACATCCGCCAGCGGTTGCAGGCGCCGAGGTCGATCCATTTGAACGGCGTTGCTGTCTCATTACCTGGCTCTACCGCGATGCTGTCCGCCACGCTCTCGTATACGTGCAGGTTGTGCAGCACGGTTTGACCCGTGCTGTACGTACCGGCTGTCCACGCGGGCGCGTCGTCGAGCGCGACGTTGCTGCTGAGCAGCGTTGTTGGCGTCACTGACGCCGGTCGCACGACTCTCATGCTGCCTCCTCTTGAGGGATGCCGATATCCTTGATTTGCTCGACGCCATGTGCGGTCTTTTCCGTGTGCTTGGCGATGGAATGGAGCGCATCGCGCAGCCCGGCCACCTCGCCACGCAGGGCGCGCAGCTCCTCGGTCGATCCAGCACCTCCCAGCATCGCCGCCGTCTGGCTTGCGTTGTAGATGCGCGACGGGCCGGTTACCTCCAGTTCCGGGCCACGCTCACCAACAATCCGCAGGCCGCCGCCGAACAGGCCACCCGAGGCAAACCCCGGAATGCCCAGGCTCTTCAGGTACTGCTCAGCCGACTTCTTGCTAGCGGCCGACTCTCCCGGGTTGCTGAGCGCGCCCTTGGCAATCGACGTCGCGATGTCCTGATAGGTCGCCGTACCGCTCTGCAGTGCATTTGCCCAAAACGCTGCGCCCGCCTCGTCACCCTGCGTCCCGCGCCCGAGCACCGACTGATAGATGCTGTCGACGATCGAACGGTTGTTCTGCGGGGTGTTGGACTTCGCCGCGTCTTTCGGCAGTGACTGCAGCGCAGCAACCACCGAGGCGTTCATTGCGGCAATCGCTGCCGCTACGCCCATCACGCTGTTGTCAATGCCGTTGAGAGCGTCGAGCTGGGATTGCGCGAAGGCGAGCTGCTTATCGAGCGCAGACAGCTGCTGCTCGTACTTCTCCAGCATCCGCTGCTCGATGCTGAGCTGCTTGCCGTTGACCTTCTCCAGTTCGGCAATCAGGTTGGCCGTGCGCCCCTGTTCTCGCTCGAAATCTTCCAGCGAGCGGTAGATCGACGTGTCCATGCTGGACGCCACATCTAGCGCGTCCTGTAGACCTGCATAGTCAGCCAGCGATCCGCCTGCCCGAGCAGTGACCAGGGCGCCCTGCAGCGTCATGGTTGCCTGGGCGCGCAGCATCCGAACGGTATCGTCCGAGCTGCCGCGAAGCTTCTTCAGCGCCGCGTCTAGCGAATTGCTCACGCCGGTCAGGGCGTTAATATTCGCCGCGGTACTGGTTGCTGCCTGCTGGATCTCACGCTGCTGCGCTGCAATGGAACGCTGCAGAGAGGCATATGCCGTGTTGACCGAGCTGAACAACAACGCATTGGCCGCTGCAACCTCTGCTGCAGCCTGCGCCGCCTGCTGCTCGACGATGCTGTAGTACTGCGCAGCCTGGCCAGAAAGCGCCATCAGCGTGGCGAACATTTCCTGCCCGGCTTCGGTCGTAATGTCGATATCCTCGACCATTGCCCGGTAAGCCTCGCGGGATGCCGCCAGCTCCACGTCTGCAGACTCGAAGGCCCGCGTGATGGAGTCGATGGTGTCCTCGACCTTTTCCGCCTCGCTGAAAAACGCCGCGTAGTAGGTCGCCGAGCTGGCTGCCAGCGATTCCAGCCCGCCTGCCGCCTGTGAAAGCGCCTCGGCCAGCTTGCCGCCCGAAACGCTAGCGTCGTACATGCCTACGTCGAGATAACGCAGCACCTCGTTGACGCCCTGCAGATTGCCGACGAAGGCCTGCATGCCTTCAAAGTCGAGGTCCAGGCCGGTGGCAAAGACATTGTTCAGCTCGGCCGTCATGGCATCGGCAGCGGAGCCGAACCATTCAGCAATGGCCTGCTGGATTTCCTCCTCGGTCTTGCCCTTGGTGCTGATTTTGGTGCGCGCGAGTTGCAGGCCGTCGAGAGACCCCTCCTCAACGGAAAGACTCAATGCCTCGAAAAGCCCTGCAACCGTGTCTTCCGTGGCGTCATATACCGACTGGAACCTGGCGGCAGTTTCATCGTCCAGCGCACTGAACCGCGTGCGCTTTTTGTTCGAACTGAACAGCCCGCCCTTTTTCTTCTGATATTCGTACTGTTGGCCGAGGAAATCGCCATTTTCCACGCTGAAGGCCAGGCCCACATCCTTGGTCTGCCATTTGCCGCCGAACAGAGAGCCGCCCAGAGCACTGCCGAGCGCCCCGCCGATGATCCCGCCAATGCCCGGCAGCAGGATATTGCCCAGCGTGGCGCCACCCCAGGCGCCAAGCCCGCCAGTTGCCGCACCTTTGAGCCCCGCCTGGCCGTACCCATAGAGCGCGCCGCCGATGCCAGAAAGCCCACCGATTGCGCCGTTCAGCGCGCCCGACGAGAGCTGATAGCTCAGCGGGGCATAGGTCATGCCGCCGCCGTTGAGCAGCGTCCCGATGACCTGCCCAGCGCCGGCATTGATGCCGGAGAGTGCGCCGCCGTAGTAACCGCCGACGCCCTGGATGCCACCCATGAGGCCGCCAGACTGCCAGCCAGCCAGCGCTGCAGGGCCAACTCCTGTTATGGCGCTGTAGGCGGTCTGACCGTATTGCAACAGGCTGCCGACACCGATACCGCCGCCCGAGCCGCCACCCATCATGGCAGTCGCCTGCCCTGCAGCCCCGCCAATCCCCAGCGCCGCGCCTATCTGCAGAACGATCGGGCGAGTGATGGCCATGTGAGCCAATTCGGCCAGCATCTGCTTGAACGCATTGGTCAGCGAGTCGCGGAACGAACTGAACCCGTCCCCGATGTTGCGCCAGGCGTCAGCGAATGCACCGTCAACGCGGTCTAGCGCGCCTTCGGTCCATTTGGCCCAGTCGGATGTTGCGCGGGTGTTGTCGTCGTATTCCTTTTCGAGTTGCTGCAGCCGCAGCTGGTATTCCTCAAAGGAGAGCCGGTTTTTGTCCAGCGCCTCCTTCAGCAGCTTTTTCTCATCGGTCAGGCGCTTCGTCGCCGCGCGCACCGGGTCCAGTCGGTCGCGCACGGACTCCAGCTGATCGTCGATCTTTTTGATCGCATCAGCCGCTTCCTTTGCCTGCTTGTTGTGCTTGTCCCAGATAGGCTTGTTCAGGTCGGTGTACAGGCCCTGGACAACCTTCTGGTATTGCTCGGTGGTGTACTTGCCTTTGAGCAAAGCTTCGTCAGCAAGCGCGATGCCTTTTTCGTACTCAGCCTGAGCCTTCGCGGCGGGGTCGTACCGGTCGATCAGTGCATCGATAGCCTTTAGCCGTTCATCAACCGCCTTGTTGCCGGTCTTAATGGTGCTGGTCAGCTTCGCATCGGCGGCGCGCTGGGCATCCTGGGCCGCAGCGGTTGCAAGGATCTTCTGGCCAAGCTCGCTTTGGCGGTCAATCTGGTTTTCGGTCAGAACCCGCTCAGCCGCCTGGACGGCTGTCTTGTCCTTCATCCGGTTCAGCTGGATTTCCAGCTGCTTCAAGTACTTCTCGCCGGCCTCAATGCCTTCGAGGTTGGCAATATTGTTTTCAGTCTTCGCGACTGTGTTTGTCCGCGTCTCGTCGGTAAGGTCTGATAGGGTGTTTTTCAGAACGGTGATGATCTCAGCGTTCTTGCTGGCCTTCCCAGCCTGAGTCTCGATAGCCGCGGTCGCCGTAACAATCTTGGCGCGCATCTCCTCAGATGCGCCGGTAACATCCGCCAGCCGCGCTGCGGCCTCGCCCACATCTGCGCCGTTCTTGATAGCCCGAAGAAAGTTATTCCACGCCTCGGTTCTCTGCTTCTGACCAGCGGTGAAGTTCTCGCCCCACTTATCTAGCCGTACGAACTGCCTTCCTAGATCAGACGTGGTTTCGTTCAGCGCCGCTTGGAGCTTGCGCTGATCGGCGGTCAGTTCCTGCAAGCGGTTTTCGGCTTGAGCCCGCGACAGATTTTTGAACTCTTTGGTCAGGCTTTCGACGCTACGGGTCAGATCGGCAGACGTCTTGACTGCCTCTGATGAGCGGGTCGCAAAGTACGCAACCGCGCTTGCTGCCAGGAACGCAGCGCCCACAGGACCGCCGACTAACGCCAGCGCAGCAGATGCCGCACGCGCCGCGGTTGCTGTCGTCGCGATGGCGACGGCTGCCGTTTTCGACACCCCAGCCATGGATGCCAGCGCCGCCTGATAACGGACGGCTTGGACCTGAGCAGCCATGAACGCACCAGCAGCAGACGTGCCGGAAGCTACCACACGACCAGCCATGATTGCGCTAATCGCAATCAGAGCATCGCCAAGCGCCGTAATAGCAATCTTGGCTTCTGGCTTGGATAGCGCGTCATTGATTGCATTAACGGCCTTAGTGACACCAGACAGCGCGTTATCGCTACCAGTGAGCAAGTCGTCGAAACTGTGCCCTAGCGCCTCAAGAGCGCCTACGAGAGTGTTCCGGGCAGCCGACGCAGCGCCACCGTAGGATTCCTCCAGAGCGGCAAGGATGATCCCCTGCGCCTCGGCGGTTCTGCCGGTAGCCTCCAGCTGCTTCATCAGCTCACGCTGGTCTTCGCTAAACCGGAATCCCTGGCGAGACAGTGACGCCATGCCCTTGCTCGGGACGTCGAGCGCGCGGCCAATCAACTCAGCCGTTTGCGTCAGGGACATACCCGTCCGCGCAGACATGTTTGCGGCTGAATCCATCGCCCGCGTGAACTCGTCACCCACGATGCCGGTAAACGCCAGCATGGCAGTCTGAGCGGTTGTTACCGCGCCGGCCGCATAGGTGGTCGACTTCGCCATGCGCGAGGCCATGTCGTTCAGCTGACTCGCTGAATAGCCGGCCGCTTCACCAGTCGAACGCAGAACGGCCGCAAGCTGGGCCTGCTCTTTCTCGGCGTTCTGAGTGTTCGTGATGAATCGGGTGAAGCTAGCGCCGACGCCAAACGCGGCCATCGTTGCGGTGGCCGCCTTGACGGAGATCGCCAGCAGGTCGAAGTTTTTGCCGATGCTGCCCAGAGCTGTAGCACTGTTGCGATTCAGCCGATCAAATGCCCTATCCGAACGCGATAGCTGGCCGTCGATGTTCTTGGTGGCTTTGTCAACTGCTTGGTCTGCTTTCGCCATTTCAGCACGAAGCTGTGCAGTCGTGGCCTCAATCCGGACCAGCATCCCTTGTACGTCTTGGGCCATTTCTACTTTCCTCTGGGCATAAAAAAACCGCCAGAAGGCGGCTAGTTGATATTGGTTATCTGTCGCTAGATAGCATCGATACAGGCAGAGATGTGTTCTTTTGCGCCGGCTAGACTCACGCGCCTGTACTCAGGAGCTCCAGATGGCCATTCGACGATTTTATATGTCAGGAACTGTCCGCCTGCGACGATTTGACTAAAGAGCTCGCTATAGCCGGGCCCATAGATTCTCTCCTCGCCGGTAACAGGAGGATTCTGGTCAACCCGGAAGACCACTTCGCGCCCTGGGTACGTATCGCCCACCACTCCAAACATTCCGCCCGGCATCCCGCTCATATAGATTAGCAATGGCGGGAAGCTTTCACCTCCAACGCCCGCCATGACCATGCATGTAATCTTGTCATCGACCGGGTCATTTTTTATAACGTGCCGCCAATTAGCAGTGATCGAATTAGGTTCAGAGGCAGATGCGCCACTTGCAACCAAACCTAGAGCCATCGCTAGCGCAATTTTCTTCATCCCCACCCCTCCCTGTTAGAAAGGGCCAATGTAGCAGATGGCCAGCGCAGAAACCCAGCCTGGGCTGGGTTCTGGTGAAGTGTTGGGCTTTTAGCTGAGAAGGCTTGTCACGACAGTTCCGGCCGCGGCCTTGATTGTCTCGAACGACAAATCAAGCCCCTTCTCGCGGATCAGGCCGAGGGTGCGGCTCCACACCTTTTGCGACCGAATCTGGTCAAGGAACTCATGCCCAGGCCAGGTCAGTTCGCGGGCCACGCATTGGCGCGGGCCGTTTATTGAGCGGCTGCATGTGCCATCAATCAGGCCGGACTCAATGAGTATGTGGATGTGGTAGGCAACCAGCTCGGGGTCATAGCCTTCGATTGCGCTAGACCGCACAACCTGCCCGTGCGATTCAAGCGCCTCGACGGCTATCAGAATCTGCCTTACCAACTCCCAATCTCGCTTCATGCGAACCTGCCTATTTGAATTTACCGGGGTCCAGGTATTGCTGAATCTCGGCAGCCATGGCCTCGAACAGGTCGGACTGGCCCTCAAGCCCAGCAGATGCGGGAACCTTCAGGCATCGCCCGCTGGCATCGCCGCCAAGCCGTACGTGGTACTTGCCCTCGGCTTTCGATAGCTCGATGCGGAAGGTGAAGGTCTCCTTCGGGAAGCTGTCCGGGTCGTCGTCCAGAGAAACCCGAATCAGCACCTCCAGCGCCTTGCCGTTGCTCTGCAGCTCTTCCGCTCGCCTAACAGGCTCAAACGTACCAAGCCCGTCCTTGCCAACCTCGATGTAGGGACGAAGCTTTCCATCGGGCCCGCGGAAGTTCGGCTGCTCCGGTGCAAGGTGGCGAGCGAAACCGTTGAACAGCTCAATTGATCGCTGCTCAAGGTCGCCCCAATACTCTTCCTTCGCCGCGCTGTACTTCGCAAAGGATGCTCGCAAATCAGAAAAGTCCGTCATGTTTTCCTCGTTGTGCTCGTTGGCTGGCCGTCCGTGGCCTTTTGGCTATGCTGCCTGTTTTTCGGCAAGAAGCTCGCGCAACCGCTCAACGCCTGCGCTGCTGTAGTGGAAGCTCTCGACCTGCTTCGAGCTGTGCCGGGCCTTGTCGAGGCGGAACTCACCGTAGGGCGCCACCTTCAGGCCGTTCGCATTGGCAAGCCTGCCGATTTTGTTGGCCGACACGCCTAGTAGCGCGCCGACTTCACCGGCCGGCATCAGATGCTCCTCCACTTTGGGTAGAGGAATCAGACGCTGCCCGAACGCAAGCTCCGAAATATGGCTAAGCAGTGCCTGCTTGCTGTTCTCGCCAAGGTTTGGCAGATGAGCTAGCGCAAGCTTACTGAACTCAACCGCAGAGTCATTCATGGCAGGAGGCTGCGCCCGCGGGTTAACTGCGTGACCCTTGTTCCAGTACTGCCAGAGCGCGTCGTCGCATTCGTTCTGATACTCGAAGATCTTTTTTCGCACCCGCTCATCTTTCACCCGCGCCGCCTGAACCGTCGAGAGCCAACCAGCCAGCTTACGAAGGGGCAGACAAACTACTGTCTGCACGCCGCCAGCTGAAGGTATCTCCTTTACGGAGACACCCCAGCGTTGTTCGTTTGCGGCCAGCTTCTTGTGCTGGCCACCCCAGTCCAGGCCAATGCCTTCGACAACCGGCTTCATCGGTACGAATGGCTGACCCTCAATCTCTACAAGCATTAGGTTGGCGCCATGGAACGGAACGGTGATGAGATCGCTCATGCTGCCACCGCCTGCACGCCAGCGTACTCCTGGGGCTTCATCCGGCCACGCTCAAGCGTGCCGAGCGCCTGGCTGATCGCGCCACCTGCTGCCTTCATCAGGTAATCCATCTGACGCATCAGGTTCTGGTATGAGCGGAACTCGTAGAAGGCGCCCTCCACCTGATACCCAGCGTTGTGCATCTTGTCGAGCAGCTCCAGGCACGGCGAGTCTTTACTCAGCACGAGATCGCCAACGGTGACGCCTAGGTCGCCGCCGCGGCGCTTTGTGACTCCGAAGCACTGCGGGTTCCGGGCGATCCAGTCTTCAATCGTGCAGCGGAAGTCGATTTCCGAAGCAGAACCGCGCTTGCCATCGATCCACTCTCCATCCCACACGTAGCTCTCTACGTACTTGCAAGCGTCCTCGAATTCACCTTGGGGAATGTCTCGGTACTGCGCGACTTGATGCCGAGACTTCAGGCTGCTCCAGATTTCGTGGTAGCCGGCACGCTGACGAGCCTTAGCCAGGCAAGCCACCTTGCTGTCTACTTTCTCTTTGAGCTGGAACTGCTGCTGCGGGTTGAGCGCCTTACGCAGGCAGTCAGCAGCGACCTCAGGGGCGATCTGGCGAAGGGCTTTCTCGCAGTCTATGAAGTAATCCCGTACCGCGAACCCTTGTGCAGTGCGCTCCAGCATTGCCAGGTGCATAGCCATCCTGACGGTGATGATGTATTCGACTGACGGTCGACCGCCTTTTGAGTTTTTCCCCGATTGGGGAGAAACCTTTTTGCACAGCTTTGTGCAGAAGTCCACGTTCTCGCGGAACCCATATTCCTTGATTCTTCCGGCTATCCAGCTGGTGTACCGCCGCCCCGCCCCAACGCACAGATAAACATCTTTGGCGCTGCATACTGGAACAAGCTCTCCACCAAGCTCTGCCATGCGCACCGGAATAAGCGTTTCAAAGCTCATTCCGCCATTGTTTTCTTCGTGGTTTACGCTAGAATCGAACATGTGATTGACCTCGAAATTGATCACGTTTCCTGAAGCCCTGAGCGCGCCAACGCTTGGGGCTTCGTCGTTTTAGGCATTTGCCTGCACTCGCTTGGCCTGCTTCAGTAGCTCGACAAGCTGACCGTTCATTGAGCGGCTCTGCTCGCGCGCCTGATTCTTAAGCCACTCCGCAATGTCTCGTGGAATTCGCACTTGGGTGCGGGTCATATCGTCCATATCATCTCCTTTTTTGACACTGTTTCCGTGTCGCAGACATAGATTGCCCTGACACCAAAACCGTGTCAACTGTTGGGTGACACTATTTTCGTGTAAATTCGATATACCGAAATTGACAGGCGCCCGCGTTCGGAATCATGGACACAGACGACCGTTACACAAGAATCACCCTGCGCATCCCAAAAGACCTGCATTCCAGGCTGTCGAACGCTGCCGATGAAACCAGCAAGTCTATGAACGCCGAGATCATCGCCCGCCTTGAATCCACATTCACGCCAGCCGAAAGCGCAGCCGAGCGCGCCGCGCGGCTGGATCAGATCCGCGAGAAGGCAATGCCTGGCATGGTTGAGATATTGGCCGACCTGCAAGCCAAAGTTGCACAGGAGATCGAGCAGAGAGCCCGGGAGATCGCATCCCTACGACTTGAGCAGCGCGATTTGGCCGTAGAGTCGCTGCATCAAAAAATCCCGAGCAAGGTCACCGAAACGGACAAGCTACGCCCCGCATCGAAGCGCATCACCCGCACCCGCAAGAAGCCGGCCGAGTAAGTCTCGGCCAGCCAGGCCTGAAGGCAACGAAATGTACTTTTGTGCTTTTGTTCCTAACCGAGGAGTCGACCGGGCAGCTTATGAGCACGCCTCAATACCTTCACAAGCGCATGGCATTCAGAATACGCAGTAGCGCCGAAGCCCCTATCAAAGATATTGCCGGGTACAACGAAGCGCGCGACGCCTTTCTGGAGTTCGCTAGCCATGCAGGTTTTGACGGCGTGCCGGCTTGGAACAGGTTCGCGCCGTTCCCGTTTCCTCTCCCGCCTCATGGGGCGCCGCTGATACCTGAAAGCAAACGTGCTCAGATACTCGAATGGGCCGACCTCGTTGAAGACAATGAAGATCCGAAAGCCGCCGGCGTAGTTGTCGGAGCAGCTACCTATTAGCCGGCGTTGTTGGTGGCATGCCGCCATGGGTGGAAACAGAAAGCCCCTCGCTAGGAGGGGCCTTTTCTATTCAAATGATTTGATGTCTGGCATATGCATAGGCTGGTGACATCCAAAATCTACTAGCCGGATATGCACGTCGCCTGGGAATCTCTGAAAATGAACAACCCAATCAGACGTTTTGTATTTTGCGGCTGGATTCCTTGGCTCGCTGTAAAAAGGAACGCCGACGTGGTAGTGCCAGAGGTAGTTTTCTAACGCGAAGCGTCGCTTCTCTTCATACGCTCGGTCATGACCGGGAACATTCCAGGTTGGAGCGAGCTTGCCGGGCAGGCCCACGAATCCATGGACCTCGAAGTGCTCTGTGAAATCGTCGATTTTATCGAGATCCTTCGCAGGGAGCCGCTCCCGATAAAGAAAATCGAAATGCACGCTGAACTCAATTATTCGCTGCATTTACCGGCGTTCTCGCGAATCCATTTGCGTCTGGCTTCCCTATTCATGCCGGACGGGATTCGAATCGAACCACCATGAACGGCGCGCGCCATGCGTTCCAGGTCAAAATCCAGTTCGCGGTTTTGCGTGTTATGACCCCTGGCGGGGCCCATCAAACTCATCATGGTTTTGCCCTCCTCATTGAGGACTGGTCGACAAAAAGCCCGATAGGTAGACACCTTCGGGCTGACGACATTCAATCTGATGAGCCGATTATGTCCGCACTTGACCGCGGTTGGCAATCATCTGCTATTCGGATTTCATAACAAATGCTTCGTGATGCCCGCGTGGCTTTTCGCTATCACATACCCTCCCGCTTGACTGGGGCCAGCGCAGAAACCAGGGATAAACATCCAGGCTTCATGCCCTCCAGCAAGGGCGGAAACGAACTTGATCGGCGAATTGATCGCCACCTCAAGCCCCTTGGAAATAAAGGGCTTCAGCCCCTTTGAACCAAGAAATGGTGCCATCCGATCGCCGCCATAAGATGGATGGATACACAGTTCCGGCAGTGGTGGCTCGGTGATAGCGTTCTTCGGTGCCAAGCCATCCGGCTTGGCGACGATAAAGGGACTGAGGATGAGTGACCAGAAAGCACCGTACACCTACGAAGAACTGACATTTGCCAGGACCGTGAGGAAGATCGCCATCGACGTCAGGTCAGACAGAGCCCCTAAGGAGGTCCGTCACGACGACCAGTCCAGAGTCGATAGAGAACGCTGGCTGGCACATAACCCGGTCGAAAGCTTTTACGAAGAGATCGTGACGAACGTGCTCGACGCCGCAGACCGGATCAGGGAGATCATCAACCAGCGCCAAGACTGAGCATGTCAAGCTACATCGTAGCCATGCAACTGCTCGCCCGGCATGCCGTCCCGCTCCCAGCGTTCGAGGCGCTTTGAGATGGCGGCGGTATGCTCAGCGATAGCTTGAAGAGCTTCTAGCGCCTTGTCGGGCCCCCTACCTAGAAGTGCTGCAGCCAGATCTTGGTTGTAGATTCGACTTGGGCCGGTTACTTCCAGCTCCCCGCTGTCAGGCTCCGCAAAAGTGCGATCTTTGAATGCGGGAATTGCTCCGCCCATCGCCATGCCTGCCTTGTTGCCTGTATTGTCGTTCATAGCATTCTCCATAGGTTGACTACTTCAACCGCATCACCTCGAGCGCGGCCTACTTCCCTGCGCCGCGCAGTAGTGCCTTCATCTGTTCCGGCTTGCGGGCGTTTCCATCATCCTCTTTCTTGCCGCCGCCGAACGGGTTCGTGGCTTGCAGGAATTCAATCTTCGACTCATACGCGAGCAGGATTTCAGGAATCGGCGTAGACCAGGCCGCAGCCGGTGGCCAACCGAGCCAGCCGGTAGCTAGCCCGTAGAGATGATCGACGTAGCTGCCGTTCTTTACTGCGCTTTGCTTGCCCGAGTCTTTTTTACGTTTCCCGACTCTTCCTCAGCCTTGGCGTCAGAGGGGTTGAGCAACGCCACGACGTAGGGCACAACTTGCGCGGTCACATCAGCCACCCCAGCGTCGAAAACGGCTTCCGGGACTTCCTTGGATTCTTTCGGGGAAAGGTTGGCGCCGGCAACGATGATATGGCTAACCACGTCCACGCTCAGCGAGCCTAGGCCGTCGAGTGCCGGGCGAAGGCCGCCGAAGCGCTGCTCGATCTTGCGCACTGCGGCCAGGGTGGGCTCCAGCTCGAACTCAAACTCACCAACGGTCACGGTGGTCTTGCCGTACAGGGTCTTACTTGTCATGGGTTGCTCCAGAATTCAAGGGGGAGGCGCGGCCCGGTTGAGCCGCGCTAATCGGCTTACGGGGCCGGGATTTCCAGCACTTCGGTGCCGATGGCGATGGAGATGTTCGCCTTAACGATCTCGTCGGCCGAGCCGGCAGAGATGCGGCGGGACATGACCTTGCCGGAGAAGTAGAAAACGTCGCCGTCCTCGAACTCGATCTTGAAGTTGTAGTCTGTCGAGCCTTCGTCCTTCAGGGCGGTATTGAGCGCGGTCTGGCCGGCATCACCGGAGTCGAAACCTACGGTCAGCTGAATATCGCCAGCGTCATAGGTGCCCTTGAACTTGCGGACACGCCGGTTCGCCAAAGCGGTAAAGGTGGCGGCGGAAACTTCGTCGCCGAATTCGCCGATCGATTCGACCTCACCAACCGAGACGTAGGTGTCAGCGGCGTAGGTAGTGGCGTCATTAGCCGGGGCTTTGGTGCCGATGCTAAAGACGGCGCCGGCTGCGGTATTTACAGGCATGAGTAGTCCTCCAAAGGACATTGGATGTAGCCGCAGTGCGGCAGGGTTTAGGGTTGTGTTACTGCTGGGTAATGACTCGAACGGTCACTGAGCCCTGAAAGGTCACGCCGTCAGCGTCTCGATTGGTGCTCATGCGCTCGACGCGGACGCCGAAGGCGCGGCCATCACTGAGAATCAGCGGGCGCTCATCGAGCGACGCTTCGATCTCGGCGTTGATGCGCTTCACTTCGGCCTGGCCTCGGTAATTGCTCCAGACGGACAGGTAGATGAATCTGTTGGCGCGTTTGCGGCCGCTGATGACGCTCGAATTGGTCATCTGCTCGCTGTCTATCGTGACGTATGGCGGCGCAGTGTCCATTGGCACGGCGTCGTATACCGGCACGCTGAGTTCGTCGCTTAGGCGGGCGTATAGCACGGCCTGTAGCGGTATCGCTGTATCAGCCATCTGCACTCCTCGCCGCCTTGTCCAGAGTCGAAGCAATTGCCTCGCTCAACAGTTTGCGGATCGCGTCTTTGTTTAGGTCGTAGGATGGCCGAATGAACGGATGCGCCGGCCTGGCTGGAATGTCGGGCGCGTAGCCGAAGAAGCTGGAGCCGTCAGACTTGTTCGTCGGGTTCTTTCCGGCCTTGCCTTCGCGGCCCTTGGTGCCGTACTCAATGAAGCGCAGGAAGAAGAAGCGACGCGACTTCTTTTTGCCCCTGATACCAATCTGCGCGTCGAGGCCACTTTTCGAGACGAATGCCTCAAGTGCTGCCGCCGACTCGCCGGAATCTTTCGGGATCAGCTCGCGCTGGGTCTCCAGCACCAAATTGGCGGCCTTTTCCATTGCTCCGCGCAAGTCACTTTCCATGGTAGCGCCGATGCGGCGTAGGACGCCCCGCAGCTTGAAGTCACCGCGCGATCTCCTGGCCATAGCCCCTCCCTACGGATTCGCCACACTGGAACAGAGCAGACGAACCATTGAATTAACGTTGTCTGGCAATACAGCCTCGATGCGGTATGCGATGCCACGCCCGACTATGCGCCGCCCTGCGATCAAGTCGGCAGCCGGCCGACAGCGGATCTCCGCAGATACAACAGCGGTCAGCTGCTGCGCCACATTGGAGACGCGGCCGGTTGGCGTGGTGATTTCGCACCAGACTTTTCGCAGTTCGGCCCAGTCATTGACGTAACCGCCCATACCGTCCTTTACGCGCCGCTCGGACTGGAGGCTGCAACGGTGCCTTAGGGGGCCGGCTCTCATATCCCTAGCCCTACGCGGTATGGGTTAAGCAGCCGCAAGACAGTTGGGTTGTCAGACCGGATCGTCCCGACGAATTGTCCTTCGCGGTTCTCGTATAAGTCGCCAATCGTCAGAAGGATCGCGGCCTTCACCGAGGCCGGAACCGGCTCCACAGTGCCCGTTTCGGCATGCCAGGGGATAGCCCGATTGATGTACTGAGTGGCGTAGTCCTGGGCAGCCTCATTCAGCAGCGTCAGGTGCGCGTCTTCCTCGCTTCCGTCCAGCCGCAGGTGCGCTTTGATCTCGTCCAGCGTCAGCACTGCCATGGGTCACCTCTACCGCTAAACCCCGGGCCATAAGCTCGCGGGCGTGATGATCGGTTGCTTCGAATTCCTGCCCGACCCGCAGCACGGCAGCGCCGAACAAAAAGGGTCTCTTGGCGTGTAGCTTCATGGAACCTCCAATGCCGGCCACCCGCAGGCGGCCGGCACATGGCTTAAATGGTCAGCGCACCAGTCACGAAGGCCTCCGGGCGATACACGGCGAACGCCAGACGCTCTTCGGCGCGGATGGTCACCATGTTGTTCTCGAAGTCTTTGTCGTTCTCGGTGGAGATCAGAATCTCGACATCCATGCGGTCGAAGATCTGAGCGCCGAGGCGGAACGCGCCGGTCAGGAAGCCATCCTGCTGCATTGCCTGGGTCGCAACGACCGGACGATTCCACAGACGGGCAGCGGTGCCTTCCTGCGGCTGGCCGACGATGTAACGACCTTCGCCGTCCTTGGTCAGCTCGATGGCCGCCCAGTCGATCGGGTTGAGGACGATGCCGTCAGCCGGGAACTCGGACAGTTCGGCTTGCAGCAGCGCCAGACGCAGGCGGTCGATACGCTGCTCGCCGGTTACCACGATGCCGCCCGGAGCTGCATAGGTTTCTGCCAGGGTCATCAGGCCCTGGAGGTTGGCTCCGGTGCCGTTTCCGTACAGGAGCTGCTGCTCTTCGACGGTGAGCAGGCCGTAGCGGGCGCGAGCATCGATGTAGCTCTGCAGCGCAGAGGAGTCGTCGAGGATCTGGCGGCTTGCCTTGAACAGGTGAGCCAGGGTGCGAACCGGCGCGTTGACCAGCTCGAATACCAGGTCCGAGTAGGGCTTGGCGCCACCTTCGGCCACAGCAGCGGCATTGTTGGTGAAGCCAGTCTCGCGAACGTACTCGATAGCGTTGCTATCAGTAGTGCCTGGGGCGATCAGGTCGCGGATGGTCAGCCGGCGCTCAGGCGGCATGATGATCTCGGGACGACGATCAGCACCAACCAGTGCGCCGCCAGATGCCGGAGCAGAGGTGATTGCTGCGCGCGGCACAGACACGCGACGGGAACCGCGGAAGGATGCGTTGACGCCTTCCATCTGGTCACTGCCCACGACCATTTCACCGGCCGACTTTTGCCGCTCGGCCTGGTTACGCCCGCCATTGCTGGCGTTGACCAACTTCTGCTCAGCCTCGAGCAGTCGGGCTTGTAGCTCACCCTGCTTGCTCAGCAGTTCGTCAACCTTGGCGCGGGTTTCGCCATGCATCTCGCCAGCACGGGCGATTTCTTTCTGAGTGGCTTCGGCTTGAGCCTTGATCTGATCGCCGATGCCTTTCAGGCTGGAATTGAGTTCTTTTACCTGGGCTTCAAAGTCCATGGTCAGTTACCTTTCAGAGTTTGGAGAAGGGTGGTTGCCGCGCTCAGTGACGCGGTGAGGTCAGGCGCGACAGCGTTCTGCTTGTCGGTCGGAGCAGCGTTATGCGTGCTCCCGCCAGCAGCGCGAGGCGTGCTGGACTTGAAACTAGCGAAAAGTTCGCGGCGTTCGGAACGAGGCATACCGGCTTTCGCCAGAGCTACGTCCATCGCTTTCAGCGCATTGCTCTGCCGGCTCTCTTCGGTATCGCGCTCGGCAACCTCGTCGGCGGACAGAAGCCCGGTAGCCAGTCCAAGGTCGACGGCCCGCTTGCCGCGGATGAATGTCTCGTCATCCATCATCTCGGCCATATCGGCGACCGGCTGCCCGCTGGTTTCGGCGTATAGGTCGGCCATGGCGGCGTCGAACTCTTCCATGTCATCAGCCACATCACGCAGGTAGTGGCGATTACCCGCGAGAACCGTCCAGCAGTTGTGGATCATCAGGAAGGCGCTACTAGCGACCTGCCGCTCAGAGCCGGCGAGATAGATGATCGAGGCGGCGCTGGCCGCCATGCCGAGCACCTTGGTGGTGACCTTCTGGCTGTGCTCGCGCAGGCGGTTGTAGATGGCGATGCCCTCGAACATGTCGCCGCCTGGCGAGTTCAGGTAGACGGTCACAGGCTTGTCGCCTATAGAGCGAAGGGCAGCGTCAATGCGCCCGACAGTGACGCCGTCGCCATACCAATCCTCCCCGATCACGCCGTAGATCGTGATGGTGTCGGAGGTGTTTTCAACCGCTGCCTGTATGGCTGGGTTCCACTTTTCGAGCGCACGCGGGCTCAGCTCGCTGCGTAGGCCGCGAGCCTGAATTTTGAGTTGCATGGAATTACTCCTGGGCTGCGCCTAGCTTGTCGATCGGCGCCATGGCGCTCTGGATGGTCAGCACGTCGGCATTTCCGCCTCGGCGCGGTAGGTTTTCGCGGACGCGGCACTCGTCTCGGGTGTAGATGCCGTTGTTCACCATCTTGCTGTAGAACTCGGCACGAGCCTGGCTATCAGCCTTTAGGAAGCCCTCCAGCGAATACTCGCTGTACAACCTCTGCCGTTCCGCTGGGGTCAACAGGCGCTTATTGACGCACTGCTGAATCTGGTTGGTTATGGAGCTGATACAGAACGTCAGGAACCCGATCTTCTTCTGCTCAAGCCCGGTGCCCCAGTTGCTGTCTTTGTTGCCGTGGGCAATCATCGACGGGTCTACACCAAACCAGCGGCAGATCTCTTCAACGCCGAACGCCCTGGACTCCAGCAGCTGAGCGTCATTCGGATTTATGCCGATCATTTCTGGCGTGACGCCCTGCTCAAGAACCGGAGACTTGCCCGCGTTCAGCGCCCCGCTTACCGCCTTTACATAGTCTCGGAATTCCTCACGCTGCTCGGCTTTTAGCACCCGGTCAACTTTGAAGGCGACCGTTGGCATCAAGCCGTTTTTAAACGTGCTGTTTGCCGCATCGTCAGCCGCCATCGCAGCGCCAAAAACGTCCACGCCGTAGCGGATTGCCGAAAGACCGATCCTTCCATCAAGCGAGAAAGCCGGGATGTGCAGCATGTCGCCACGAAGAATCTGGCGTTCATCACCGGTTGCAGAGCGGTACCAGTACTCAAGCCGGCCGCTTTCGTCTACGTCCAGGCGCATTCTGGAGGGCAAAAGGAAGTCCAGCGCGACCACCCTGCCTGCCATGCGCTGTATCTCGGCATAGCCATTACCCCAGAGCAGCATCGAGGCCACCATGGCCTGCCAGAACTGAAAGGCAGTCATATCCTCGTTGGGGCTGGTATGGATTACGTCATGCACCTGAACATCACGCGCGTCTTCGCGGCTGCCGTCAGGCATGCGGCGGTAGACGCTAAGCGGCAGCCCTGCCACCGATGTTGAAATGATCCGAACACAGGCCCATACCGCAGAGAGCTTCATGGCCCGGTCCACAGTGACGCTCTTCCCGCTGGAAGATTCGAGGCCGAAGAGCTGCGACCAAAAATTCCCGTCAGATAGGCGCACCGCCTGACCTGACCAGCCGCCGAGATCCGCCCGCGGCTTAACGGCCTGACGCAGCACTGCCGAGAAAGACTTACCCATCGGTCATGCCCCTCCGGACGAAAAGCGCAGCGGCCAGACAGGACAGCCCGCCAATGATTAGTGAATAACCAAGCCCCCACAGCACGAAAACGCCTGCCGTGATGAGCCCGAGCCCCGCTAGCGCCGCCAGCAGGAAGATGCCCAGTGCGATGTTCATGCGATGATCGGGTTCCGAATTGCGTTGAGGAAATCTTCGTCAGTGGCGCGAATGCCTTCAGGCTGTTGCTGTCCTGCCACGCCGAGCGCCATAGCGAGCGCCACCATGCCGTCGATGCGGCCGGTCGCCTTGTGTTTGTCCAGCTTGCGGTTGCCTGCCGCGTCCTTGGTGATGACCGCATTCGCGGCGCACATCTTGAGCACCGGGTGCCCGCCGTGGCGGATGCGCCCGTTCAGCAGGTCAGCCTCAAGGGTGTCTATTGCGGGACTCATGTCCTTGAGGCCTTGCCCGTGCTCGGCCAGCGGGAATTCCAGGCCGAGGCGGTCGGCCTCCTTGCGAAACAGGTCGATCCGCCAGCGGTCGAAGCCGACTAGCTGTACGTCGAGGTCGCCGAGAATGTCGGCCAGCTCGGCGCAGACGAACTCGTAGTCCACCGTCGAGCCGGGCGTTGTGCGCAAGTAGCCCTCGCGCACCCACTGGTCATATGGCTGGCGGTCGCGCTTGGCGCGGTCAAGTAGCCCTTGTTCCGGCGTCCAGAAGTAGGGGTAGACGTGGATCAGCCCGTCAGCGTCCCGCCCGATGACGACGCAGGAGGTAAGGTCGGTTCGCGCCGATAGGTCGAGGCCGGCATAAACGGGCAGACCGTAGAGCGGCGCCGGCTCATCCGCACAGGCATCCCAGACAATGCGCGACACGAACGGGCTAACCGTCGAGACGCGCTGGTTAAGATTCAGGTTGCGGAATGTGTTCTCGCTAGACGGCATCCGCGAGGCTTTCTCGGCGAGTTTTTGCATGTCTGGCAGGCTGCGGAATGTGCCAAGCGCCGGGTTCGATGCCTTCCATGCCTCGGGATCGAGAACGTCGGCCTCCATCGGCGCGGCGTACAGGTGGCAAACCGTGCCTGGGTCTTCGCCTTTCAGCGCGTCATCTATCCAAACGCTCAGCAGATCGGCGTCGGTTGCGGCCTGGGTCGAGATGACCATCAGCAGCGGGGCATCGTGCGCGCCCTGGGCCGTTACGACGGCATCGACGAATTCGTCTTGCGGGCCTCTGACCTGCCCTGTCTCGTCGAGAATCGCCAAAATCGGGGAGAGACCATGCGTCGTCTTGCCCTCGGCAGACAGCGCCTTGTACTCGACATTGCGCGCCAGGCCGATGAGCGTCTTGCTCGACGGAACAATGTGAACCAGATCCTGTAGCGCAGGGTTTAGGTTGATCATCTTTACCGCGAGCTTGAACACGATGGATGCCTGGTCGCGACTCATTGCGCCCGACACGATCTGGCTGTTCTGCACCGCCTCCGGCCCGACCAGATGGGCAAGCAAGATTCCCGCAATCAGCGCGGTCTTGCCGTTCTTGCGGGCGATGCTGAGAATCGCCGTGTGCGTGCCGTGCGGGTTGTCGTATACGTCGAGGATAAATCGACGCTGGAACGGCTCTAGCTTGATCGGCTGGCCAATGTGCTTGCCTTCAGGCGCCCGGCAGTACGCCTCGATGAATCTACAGACGCGCTCGCCTCTGGTCATTCGTCACCTCAGTGGATCGGCGCGGCCAGAAGATCCTCGTCGTTGAATCGCTGGGCTGTCGCCTGTGCGCCCTTGCGGGTCTCGGCGCGCTTCTTCTGCTCGCGGCTGTCGCCCTGCAGTGCATGGGCGTGAACCTGCAGCGAGCGGCACAGCGCAATGCTGCGACGACTCAAGGTTTCTAGCAGCGAGTGCTTTGGGTTCATCACGACCGTGCCGCGATCATTGGTGAGCGTGTCACCCTCGCTGTCGATCTCGGCCTGGATTCGTTCGATATCTGCCATGCAGCGTGCTAGATTGCCCGCATGAGCCAGATCGATATCCGTCCAGTCCTCTCGCGCGCGTGCGCGCACAACGCCAGCCCAAAAAGGCAGGTCGCGTTCGCGCAGGTTCAAATGAGCCGGAGGCTGGATGGTGTCAACTGCGGCGCGCATCGCCTCAACGGCAGCTGCGGCGCTGTCGGAGCGTTTGCGTCTCATAGCGTGCGCCTATGTGTTCTGGAGGAAAATTCCGGGTTAGCGATGAAACAGAGGGGCGGGACCGGTGTTGCTACCGGAAGGCCTGAACTTTCGACCCTCCCCCTCCCCTTCGCTCATTGAGCGAGCCTATCGGTTCCAGTGGTGGTTATGCCACGTCGCCCAGAAGGATCAGCTGCCCAAGAGGGGTTGCACCCTTCCTGCCGTTGCACTCCCTGCATGCGCACTGGGTGTTAACTGGGCTGTGCTCCCCGCCTCTGGCGAGCGGGATGATGTGGTCTAGCTCCGGGGCTCTCGGGTGCGCGGTTCCGCGCTTACTCTTGAGTGTCGCCCTGCCGCACAACTGACAGCGCCAGTTGTCTCGAGCGAACACTGCGATAGGGTCCACACGAACCGCCCGCACTCCTTTTACCCTTGCCCGGCGGACGTGGCGCTTGATGCGGGCACGCTTTCTGGCTAGCTCGCCTCGACACTCATCTGAGCATGTCTCCATCCAGCTATGCCGCCCGAATACTGGGCAGAACTCGACACTACAGACGCGGCAAGCATTCACTCTGCCTCGGATGCGGTGGGCGTCCAGCAACCGCGCGGTTGCCGCCTCCCTGAACTTCCTGTGAAAGTCGGAGGCCTGACGCCTACGGAGGTCAGCGGCGCGCTCTTGCTGCCTTCTGACCTCAATGCGCTCCTGCCGACGTTGCCGCTCACGCTGTCGAATCTCATTCCCGCGAGCTAGCCGGCGCGATTTCTCCTCCGCGCACGCGCATGCCTTGCAGTGCGGCTTCCTGCCGGTCTTGTTTCTGCTTGAGACGCCAAAGCTATCCAGCGATTTACGGGCGCCGCATTTCGTACACGTCCTGGTATTTCGGATAGAATCCGCATCAGCCATTGCCTCAATCTCCTTCACAGATTGGGATGTGGTTAGAGCCTCCTTGGTGCGCTAACACCTTGGAGGCTCGATTATTTTACCACATTCCACCAATGCGAAGGATCGAGCGGCCTACCATTCACATCCCCGCCGATGACTCTCCCCGTCTTCTCCTCCGCCTGCTTTGCAGAGTCGTGGCAGGTTTTGCAAAGCGACTGCAGGTTTCCATCATCGAAGAACAGTGACTCATCACCCTTGTGCGGGATCTTGTGGTCTACCACTGTCGCAGCGGTTACATGCCCGAGTACTGAGCACATCCGGCACAACGGCTCCTTTTGGAGCTGATGCCAGCGCAGCCGATGCCAGCGCTTCGTGCTGTACAGGTGACGCCATGGGCGACGATCCATCTCTGCGCCTCCAGTATCTCCACACCTCTTTCCCAATCATCACAGCGATACAGGCGGCTATGCGGAGTAGCAGGAGGGTTGCGTGGAGGCGTTTCACTGCCGACGCCTGCGTTCGTGCCCATCCCATTCGATGGGGTGACGCAGCACCTTGCTCATGTTCCCGCCGCAGCGCATTAGCGAGGCAGCGAGGACGGCCAGTAGCAGGACCAGCGGCCACGCCTGATAGGGAATGCGCAGATCGCCGGCCACGATGTAGATCGCAGTCGCACCGCAGCACGCCATGATGAGCGCAGCCATGATTGATACGTCACGCCGGAACTGGGCATCGCCTCTCTGGTAGGTGAACAGGCGAACGAACATCACCAGGCAGAGGATCAGGGTTGCGTAGGTCAGAGAGTTAGCCATCTAAGCCACCATCGATGGGCGAGCGCCCTTTGCGCTTTAGGGCTGCTAGGGAAATCGTTACCACCATCAGCGATGCGCCGAATGCTGCAGGCGCTGGCATTGTGAATGGCTTGATGCCCCATGCTTCGATACCAGTGATCGCGGGCGCCAGTAGGTAGCCCATCACGAACGAGATCAGGAAGTACGCCAGCCTCTCGGGCATCTGCAGTTCTTTGGAGCTGATGAAGTAGATCACCGAGCCACACAGCGAGCCGACAGCAGCGGCGCTATCCACTCCAGCGAGCACGCCGGCAATGCCTGCCCCGAACGCGCCGGCAACTGCGATACCGGTAGAGGTCGGTTCAGCCATAGGGAATGTCCTGGTGTGTATCGAATTGGTCCGGCCTCACATGCGCGTGCGATCCGCCTATGAGCAAGGAGGCAGGCATGGGGCCGGAAATCAAGAACCGCTGCGTACCAATGGAAGAGGCAGCGGCCATCTGTAAAGCCCGATTCCCCGCACGTCTGCGGGGCGATACCTGTACTCAGGTCGCGCAGTGTGCTGCGTGTGGCGCGTAGCCGATCGCAAGCAGGCCGGGGATAGGGTTGGGCGCTAGCCCGAATTGAGCGCCGGGTGGCGAGCCCTAGTGACAGCCGTTCGCGCATAACGACGAAGCCCCGACCAGATCGCTCTGTGCCGGGGCTTCGCTTGAATCATTGCAGGCGGCCGGTGCTGGTCTCCGGCTTGAATTCTTGCTTAACGACGTGCCGCGCATCCGTGACGTGCGCGATCTCAGTTTTAGTCCCTGTCGATCTACGGGCCATACGCTGCGCATCAGCCTGCGCATTCGCCTGCTCTCGGCCATCTCAACGCGCAAGATGACCAAGATAGTGAACACTCTATGCCACTCTGCCATTTCCTGTCAAGCAGCCTGACATGAAATTAATCCTTCCATGTCAAGAATGTGTTGCGCCTCAATCAGAGCCTTGTTCACCTGGTCTTCCAAGTCGCGGCGAATGGCTGACTTCCAGCGGTGTTTGGTGCGCTCGGCCACAGGGTCTTCACTCCAGCGATCCATGTCATACCATGCGGCCGGCAATACGCTCGTGCTGCGCTTCCCTTCCACGCCCGGCAGCTTCGGGAATGCCCATGTGGCGACGGCGCACTGAACGAACCGCTCGGGCGCTGGCGACTTCACCGAGCCGGCCAGCGCCATCATGGCATCGTGCTTACGCTCCAGATGGGTGCTGTACTTGGCAACGAGAGCCAGCCACAGGCCGACCGGCAGCGCCTTGTGCAGCCGGCCATGTACCCAGCAGTCAGTCAGGAATGCCGCTTCCTTGCCGCAGATGGCGCCCGGTACGCGAGCAGCCTGCACCTTCGGTTGAAAGTCACAGCCCCCTGCCGAGTTGATCACCTCCGACGCCAGGGCGCGGACTACTGCGGAAACCACGTTGCGATAGGTCATGCTGCTTCCCCCTTGAGCATGTCGGCTGAAACGATGATTCGGCCCACCTCACCGTGCTCGGCGTGGTAGGTGATGACCTTGGCGTCACGTCCGCTCATCCACCCGCCGCGGCTTGCGTGACTGTCTGGCGCGGCCAGGGTGCGGTGCTGCTCGATCTGCATGGTGTTCGTCTCACGCAGGACGTTGTGATGCAGGTGGCCGGTGTGCGCGTAGCTGTGCTTGGTGCGGCCGAAGACTTCGCGGAACTTGGCGATGAATACCGTTTCGAGGGAGTCCATCCGCTTCTTGTGGCCGTGGTGGAAGAACAGCGACGTGCGGCCGTGCTCGATGCAGTAGTACGGGTCCGGGCGGGTGATGACCTCGATGCGGGGCTCGTCCGCATACAGGGCGGCGAACAGCTCGCGCAGCCAGGCGCTCGACGCCAGATCGTGGTTTCCCTCAGCCATCAGGAGAACCACGCGCTCGTGCTTCTGCAGCAGCATGGCCGTCACGCGGCGGATGACGCTGATCGCCACGCGAACCAGTTTTTGGAAGCGGGTATCGGCGTCTAGAACGTGGCCGGAGGTCGGCGTAACCGCCTGAATGCCGTCCCAGTGCAGCAGATCCCCGAGCTGTGCGAATACGCCGGTATGGGAGTCAGGCGCCTGAGCGATCGCCGCGCCGAACCAACCTACCAGCGTGTCCTCGGCGATCTTCATGTCCCACGCGGCGCCCGTTTCCTCTGCCCATGCATTCATGCCCAAGTGGTAGTCGGTGATGACGTAGCAGTTGAGCAGGTGCGCAAGCGTGTGCAGCGGAGCCGGCAGCGCCTTGGCCGGCTTGATGTCCAAGGCAAGAGCCTTGACCGCCTCCTTCATCAGTTCGGCTTGGCGCTCGTGATCGATGTTTGACTTGACCCACTGCAGCTTCTGCTCGCCGTCCTTGCCGTACAGCGTCGACGTGCCTTTCAGGTGGAAGCCGTCCGGCACCGTCTTCACCATGTCGTGCTCCGGGCTCCACCCCTGACGAGCCAAGCGCGCCTTATGGGTGTAGACGTTGCGCTCGTGCATCCCGAGGATCTGAGCGGCCTCAGCCACAGTGCGGCCGCCCAGTGCAGCCCTGATTTCATCGTCTGTCGCTTTGCGTGCGGCCATCAGGCTGCCTCCCCTTTAGCCCCAAATCGGGCGATCAAAATGGCGTCGGCCACCGCTTGACCCTTCCCTTTCAGGTCGAGAATGCGGAGGTCCGGGTAGAGCTGGATTGCGCGGGAGCGTGCGGCATCCTTGTCGGCCCCAATGAGGCCCGCTCTTTTCTTCCATGATTGCGGGGTGACCAATGTGTACGGGATGCACGCTCCTTGCAGGATGCCCTCGACCACGCCAGCGGCATGGCCAAAGGTGAACATCGAGGAAACGCCCTGGCCCGGCATGGCGCCGACCTGCTCGAGGTAGGCATGGGCGGTGAACTCTCCGACCGTATCGCGCAGGAAGGCAGCCACAGCAGCGCCGTTCACTCGGCTTTTCGTGCCTACCTTGATGGTCGGCATGTTGAGGTGAGCCACGTAGTTGCGGCTCTCGGTCATCACTACGATGGCGCCAGTGCAGCCAGGGTCGATTCCGATGATCATCTACTCCCCCTCGCCTTCGCTTCCAGCGCAGCGCGCACCATCTTGCGCAGCGGCGGGCTCATCCTCGACAGCTCGGCCGATACCCACTGGCGCCACTTCGGCAGCCCCATTGGTTTGCAGCGCTCCCGCATCTTGTCCGCGATTGCCAGCGCAAGCGCTTCCGCATTGGCCTTGGCAGTCAGGCCTTCCGCTGTTAATCCACGCCTCGCCGCACAGTGGTTCATGCATGGCTCGCCTCCGCGTAGTGGTGTTTGCAGTGCTGGCGTGGAAGGCCTTGGTATGGATAACCGCAATCACCGCACTGAACGCCGCGCTTCTCCGGCGCGAAGCTCATGTGCTTCTCGGTCGGGAACGACACGTCCACGCCTTCCACGGTGCGGGGGTCGTTGAATCCCTTCTGCTCAGCGCTGCGGCAGTCTATGGTGTTCTGCTGGCCGAACTCTGGTGGCAGGCGGTCCTCGGCCAACTTCGCGTAGCCCTGGATGTCGTGCCAGTTGTCTGCGTAGTTCGGGTCGCCGGATAGGATTCGCCCGACCTTGTCAGCGATGACCTCGAGCGATTGCTTCTGCACGTCGGTAAGGCGATCCCAGCCGGCCTCGGCACACATGGTGCGCTTCAGGTTCTGGCAGATGCGGGCGTGGTCGGTGAAGTCGCCGTAACGGCTGCCGCGCTCGGCCAGGGTTTGTGCGAGTTTGTTGGCGTCACTCATTGCGGCTTCCTGTCTTGTCTGTTGTTTGCGATCAGGGGGAGCTGGCCGGGCTTTAGCGGCCATGGGTGTTCCTTGCGGCAGTCGTGGCAGTACAGGGTCTGCCGGCTGCTGAAGGCCGTTGTCTTGTGGGTGGCGTCTACGGGGCAGGTCTTCATGCGGCAACCTCGATCCCAAGGCGACGGCGAACAGCGGCGAGCAACTCGCGCTCGGTGCCGAACGTCTTTTCCCAGGTCTTGCGACCTGCATGGATCGCAACGCCATGGCCGCCCGTGCGGTGATGCGGAGGGCATAGCGGAATGGCATCGAAGTGGCTGGCCCGCTGCCCTGCACCCTGCCCGGCGCGCAGGTGATGAATCTCCGCCGGGCTGGCATAGCCGAACGCCTCAAGGCAGGCGATGCAGCCGAGGTCGGCTAGGCGGGACAGGTGGTCTTTCTCGGCCTTGGTCATGCCGCCTCCCCGAGCTCGATCTTCATCCGCTGATACTCGGAATCCTCCGGGTGCGGCAGGTAGATGCCGTGCTCGGTAGCCCAGGCGTCTATGCAGGTCATGAAGGCGTGCATCTCACCCTTGTCGAGCTCGCTGGTGTGCTTGAGCTCGTAGCGGTCGGTGATCTCGCCGGTCTTCAGGTTGATGTCCTGGACCAGCTGCTCGCCGAGGAAGGTCTGCTTCAGGTTGCGCTTCACGTTGTCCCGGTCCATGGCGGCACCGGTGGCGAAGGTCGTCTTGCCCATGCTCACGAAAAACCGGGCAATCTCCTCGCACCACTTATGAAACAGCGCGTTCTGCGGGAGCGATCGACTGGCGCCGGTGATGGTCACCGTGCAAGGGAAGCCCTTTGCACGGATCGCGGCGTTGACTTGGGAGAGCTCGCCGATATGCGAGACGCGGAATTTCTCAGCCATTTACGCGGCCTCCCACAGATGCAGCTGCCGGCGCAGGTGCGGGGCGTTGGCCTCGAACACAGCCTGAGCAAATCCCTTCGGCGTGGCGCTGCGGAAGTTGGCGCGCTCGGGGCCTGGCGCTGCGTAGTGAATCCTGGAATCAGGCTCGCCCAAGGAAAGATCACGATCTTCGTCTGGCATGACGAATCCACCGCCAGCCCAAAGACAGGTCAGCTTCACGTAGTTGTCATCCGCGCAAAGCTTGGTGAACTGGTAGGGGTGGAAGGTGTGGCCAGGCGCTCCAAAGATCGTGCTGAAGACGCTCCGGGGATTCTCGAAGAACCAGGGCGCACCGCTGATCTGGCCAATCATTCGGCACTGTTCAGCCACTAGCGCGGCTTTCGCCTGAAAGTGCTTGTCTTCTGCTGCCTTTGCAGCGAACCAGCGAGCGCCGGAGATCGCTACGTCAGTGCATGGCGGGAATCCGGCCACGAACACTACGCGGCGACCGCGGATGATCTCGCCGAGGCGGCAGGCGGCCTCTAGCACGGTGCAGGGTAGGCGCTCGATACGACCGTCGTTGCTGTACTTGCCGTGCTGCGGATCAACCAGCACGGCGTCGTAACCCGCTTCTACCCAAGGGGCAACCATGGCGCCGGCGAGGTCGCAGAGGGAGATGATTACGCCGTTCATGCGCGACGCTCCCGAATTCCCTGGCAATCCACGCAGCACACCGCCCACGGAGCGGCAAGGCGGCGCGCCTCGGGAATCTCGATGCCGCACTCCTCGCATTCCTCAGCGCCCTGCCCCTGCAGCCTGGCCTGTACCAGCGCCACGCCACCTATACGATCTGCCTCCTCTAGGCCAGTAGCGCGGTCTGTTACATCGGGGGCTGTGCGGGCCTGCTCGAAGGCTTCGGCCATTTCGTGAAGTGTGCTCATGCGGCATCCTCCGCGAAGAGGTCGCCAGCAACCGGGCGCGGAAGCGGCATCGGCTCGACGAACATGTCAGAAATGCGCTGAGCCTCTTCGATCCGCTTGCAGGCGATATCGAAATACTTTGGCTCCAGCTCGATGCCGATGAACCGCTTCCCCATCTGCACCGCAGCCACGCCGGTGGTTCCAGAACCCATGAACGGATCGAGGACGGTCTCTGAAGACCCGACCTGCTGGATGCTCCAAGCCATAACAGCTACAGGCTTTTGCGTCGGGTGCTCCTTGCCCTTGTAGTCGCCATTTGCAAGCGGATCGCGTGTCAGGACCTTTGCATTACCGTCCACGCTGCACCACGCCATCTCGCACTCTGCGAAGTCGCGCCCCTTGAATCCGGCCCCTTTATCCCACACAAGAAACTTCCGGGAAGGCGGGAGCGCAAAGTAGTTACCGCCCCATATAACGTGGCGATCGGCTGCACGAAGAACAGTATCGAATACCGAGACGGCCGGAGCCTCTTTATCCCAATCCATTTTCTCCAGGCGAGACGTTTGCCACTTACCCAGGCTCATCTTTGCCGCGCCAATCCCATAAGGCGGATCAGTAATCACCGCATCGACCTTGCCCAGCGTCGGCAGGACTTCCATACAATCGGCGAGGTAAAGGGTCGCCAGTCCAATTTGCTCGATTCTCATTTCCGTGCTCCTACGCCGCGCTGGGTGCTTCCGTCAGCACAGACGACGCGATGGTCATTGCCGCGGGATAGGCATATGCCGGTCGCGGTGGTTTTTCGTATCTGGTAGCCCTGGCGCTGCAGGAGCTGGATGGCGTGCTGCTGGATAGGGGTCATGCGAAATCCCCCGATGCACTGCGACTGCGGAACCGGCCCATCTCAACTTCTTCCTGGCTGATCTCGCGCGCACCCGCGAAGCTCACGAACCGCGCGAACTGGCCTTGCTGCTGAAGGAGGCACGAGCCAACTTGCGCATGACGGCACTTTGTCATCAGGATTTCGGTGACGCCGTTCTGGCCTTCCTCGGTGTCCATGTCGCGGTGAACCATGAGGATGCAGTGGGCGTCGGCCTCGATTTCGCCAGAGTCGCGCAGGTCAGCCGAGACGGGCTTTTTGCCTACGCGTTTGGTCGAATCACGGTTGAGCTGGGAAAGCAGGATTACGGGAATCCCAAGCTCTTTGGAGAGGTTCAACATCGCTTTGCTGATCTTGCCGACCTCTTCCGAGCGACTGCGCCCCTTCGCGTCAGCCGGGATCAGGCCGAGGTAATCGACCATCACGATGTCAAGGCCATGGTTGCGCTGAACCTGACGGGCTATCGAACGAATGCGCGCCGGGGTCATTCCAGGGCGGTCGCAGACGTAAAGTGGCTTGTCGACACACTTGGCTACTGCGGCGGTCATGCCCTGCCAATCGCAGTCCTGCATGTCTACGCCAGAGTCGAGCCGGCCGATATCAACCGACCCGAGAGATGCAATGACGCGCTGGCCAAGCTCTTCCTCTGGCATTTCCAGACTGAAGACCAGGCCAACACCCGCGCCGCTCATTGCGATGTTCTGCACGATCTGCAGGCCAAGCGTCGTCTTGCCGCTGCCAGGCAGGCCGGCAATCACGGTGACAGTACGGGGACGTAGGTGTCGGGTCAGCTTGTCGAGGTCAGGCAAGCCGGTGGAAAGCCCCACGACGCGCTTACCGTTGTGCTTCTCGTCGATCGTGTCGACGTTCTTGCGCACGATTTCGTCGATTCGCTTGTAGTCTGGCTCTCCGTCTTCCAAGTCGCGCAGGTCGGCCATCGCCTGCTGTGCGCTCGCGATAATGTCTGCAAGCGGCTTTTCCTCGGTCGCCATCTCTGTCACGGCATTGGCGGCGTCCACCAGTCGGCGCAGAACGGCACGCTCGCGCACGGCTTTGGCATACGCTTCCCAGTTCGCCGTGCTGTAGGTGGCCTTTGCGATCTCTCCGGCATAGGCGATAGTCGAGTCGCCAGAAGGCAGCTCAGGGCGGAAGATCCCGACCGTCACAGGGTCGATAGGCTCGCCAGCGGCGTGGCAGTCGAGAATGGCCTGATACAGCGCGGCGTTTTCGATGTCGTAGAAGTCAGCCGCCACGACCTTGCCGCTGATCGCGTCAAACAGGCTCGGGTCGAGCATCATCGCGCCAAGCACGCCCCATTCGGCTTCGACGCTGTACAGTTCGCGGCTCATACCTCACCCCCGCGCGCCGAGTCCCAATCAAAGATCACTGCTAGGCCTCCGTTTTCGCGCAGCCGGTCAAGCGCGCGATCGCCGATGTATGCAGCCAGCTCAGCGCTTGGCAGGTTCGAAGTCACGATGGTGGGAAACATGTTCCGGTAGCGGGCGTCGATGATCGTGTGCAGCGCCTGGCGCTCGAACTCGGTTCCGCCCTGGGCGCCGATCTCGTCGATCAGCAGCAGATCAACACTTGCCAGCTCTTCGAAAATCGCCTGCTCAGTCACCGCAGAGTCGCGCCCAAAACTGGACTTGATTGCGGCGATGATGTCGGCGGCCGGCACATAGAGCGCCGTCGCGCCGTACTGGCGAACCACGGCCTTGAGCACGGCGCAGCCAAGATGGGTCTTGCCGTTGCCGAAGTTCCCCAGCAGCAGCAAGCAGCGGCCTGCGTCGTAGTTCTCTTGGAACTGATCGACATAGGCTCGGCACTCATCGAGAGCGGCCTTCTGTCCAGCCAGCGGCGTGCGGTAGTTATCCAGCGAGCACTGACGGAAACGTGCGGCGATGCCAGTTGCAAACAGAGCAGCGTTGACCGCCTCCCACTGCTTCGACTCGACGGCAGCGGCACGTGCAGCTTCGTCCGTCCCGTGGATGGCATCGAACCGGCAGCGCGGGCATCCGGTGACGCGGTGCTTGTCGTCAAATGATTCGATCAAGGTACGCTGGTACTCGCCGTGCAGTTCGCACTGCTCCGGGCGAGATTTGATCCGCGGCGAGGCGCCGAAGTTAGAAGTTCGCACGACGAACCCCCAGGCGCTTGTTCTCTTCGGTCTTGGCGCGGATCTCTGCGGCGTTCACGGGCGGCAGGTTGGTGAATCGCGACATCTGGATCGGGCGGACATTGGCGGTCACCTTCTCAGGGAACAATCCGGTCCAGCCATTGGTGATCGAGAGCAGGATCACGGCGTCAGGGCTCGCGTGACCTTCCAGTTCCTTCGCCTGACGCTTGCAGCTCGTTTCGGTCAGCGGCTTGCGGATTTCCTTGCGGTGAGCAACCCAGTCTGCCCAAACCTCAGCGGACACGTTGGCAGGCTTTGCAGCCAGAGCATCAAACTTCTTTCCCTTCGCCGGCGCGTCAGCGCCGTGCTCTTTCGGATCATTGATGGTTAAAGGATGGTTAAAGGACGGATTGGGTGCAGGAGCTGCACCCCGTTCTGTCGTGAGCTGCACCCCGTTCGTGCATGAGCTGCACCCCGTTGTGTCGTCAGATTCACCCCGTTCAGAACCGGGTGCATCTGCTGCACCCCGATCCATGCACAGGTCATATACCACTGGACGGCGGTCGTGGCGGTCAATGTAGGCCGCAGCGATCGCCTGATTGCCCAGGGTGATTACCTCAGCCTCACGCAGAGACTCCAGCGCCGTGCGGATCGTGCGAACGGACAGGCCGGTGTCTTCGCTCAGGCTGCTTGCGGAAGGGAATGCGGCCTTACCATTCTTATCGGCGTAGTTCGCCAGGCACAGAAGAACATGGCGCGCCGTTGGCGAGGTAACGATGCGCTGCTCAAGCGCCCAGGTCATGGCTTGAACACTCATCTCAAATCTCCAGCTCGTCAGTGACGCGCTTGATGAACTCGTCGTAGCTCTCGGCCATCTGAATACCCAGCTCTTCCAGGGCGCCGCGATAAGCCTTGGCCGATCCGTAGAGAACCCAGCGCTCACGCTCAGGCAGATGCTTGAATGCCGAGTAGGAAGGCCACGGCCCTGCGATAACGGCGCTTGCGCGCTGCTGGTCGATGGTGTTGCGGTGGAAGTCGTGTTGGCGCATAATTCACTCCAGTTCAGTTGTACCGCTGTTGAGAGCCCACCCTGTCCGGTGGGCTTTTTATTGCCTGCGATTCAGGCGACCTTTACCGACTCGATCAGCACGTCGAGGCTCTTTTGCGCCTCTCCGATCTCGCGCTTGATCAAGGCTTTCTCGGTTTGGGATACATGGCCGTCTTCCAGCGCTGCGGTGACGGCGCGGGTCACGTCGGCGACCTCTGCGTGCATGTGCAGGACGGCTGTGGAAAGCTGTTCCGACTTGGGGCGCTCCTTGGCTACCAGCTCGAAGCCGAACGAATCAGCCAGCGCTTCCAAGGGGCGCATATCGCCTGTGTGCAGCAGGATTCCGAACAGGTGCTCGATGGTCAGGTGATGGGCATCGTTGTCCGGGTTTGCGCGCTGAAGCAGGCTCACATGCGGAACGCCCATCTTTGCTGCCAGGGCCTTGGCTTCGTGGTCCAGCACTGCGGACTGGGTGGCTCTGAGGAAATCTTCCATCGCGTAAAACCTCTTTTCTCTTTCCGTGGAGCCCTACCGTTCGTCGGGCAATACTGGATTCATGGAAACCACTGACAGGGATGTCGCTTATGCAGCTACTGGAGCCTTGCGAACCGCCTTGAACTTGCCGCGGGACAGGACCTGAATTTGGTACTGGCGAGACTCGGGAACCGTCTCCCCCCACATGGTTACTGCGCTGGGGCGGATACCGAGGGCGTCCGCTAGCTTCTTCTTGCTGCCGAAGAAATCGGCCACGTCTTGAGTCTTCATTGCTCGACCTCGGGTTAGCTTGCCGCAATTTCAGCATGCTTAAATTACTAGGTCAAGCAATTACTTAAGCGCAGTGCATGCTTAAATTCAGGATGCTTAACATGTGTGTTATGGAAAGACACGAACGCATCGCCCGCGCCATCCAGCTCAGCGGGCTAAAGAAGGGCGACATAGCCGCGAAGTGCAACGTGGCGAACTCGGCCGTCACTCAATGGCTTTCAGGCGAGAGCAAAAGCCTCAAGCCTGAAAACCTGTTTGCCTTAGCCAAGGCGACAGGCTTCAGCGCTATGTGGCTTGCTATCGAGGAAGGCCCAGAGCGCATCGAGAGCAACGTCGAGCTTGGGCCAGACATCACCAGCCCATACCGCGAGATTCAGATCGTGGGCACTGCGCAGATGGGCACAGAGGGTTACTGGTACGCGCTGGATGAGGCGGACGGCATTGTTGAAGTGCCATCCCGCGATCCTGGCGCCTACGCCCTGCGCCTTAAGGGGGACTCAATGGCCCCTGCGATCCGCTCTGGCTGGATTGCAGTCGTTGAGCCGAACCACCGTCTCGTTCCGCTCGAATACGTGATGATCCGACTGCATGACGGCGAGTGCATGCTCAAGGAGCTGCTTCAAGCCACCGATGAGGAAGTGGTTGTGCAGTCAGTCAACGAGCAGTTCGGGCGCCGAACCATTCCGACAGACCAGATTGAAACGATCCACTATGTCGGCCACATCGTGGCGCCTAGCAAGGTTAGGGTTTAAGGGTGCGTTGAGTTGAGCGAGCAGGGATAGTGCGGCACAGCGATTGGATTGTCTTCGTAGATGAAAGCGGAGATCACAGCCTAGAATCGATTGACGATGCGTACCCAGTGTTCGTGCTGACTTTCTGCGTGATCAGCAAAGACGAATACCTGCAGAAGCTAGTGCCCCGAGTGAAGCGCCTAAAGTTCGACCTGTTTGGGCACGATAAGGTCATCCTTCACGAATCTGAGATAAACCGGAAGAAGGGCGCATTCTCTCGCATGCCGAAAGAGGATCGGGATTCGCTGATGGTCACGCTTGGAGCAATCGTTGCCGAGACACACTTTCAAATCTTCGCGATCATCATCGACAAGATTCAACACAAGCGGCGCTATTCAAAGCCTGCCCACCCATACCATCTAGCCATGCAGCTCGGGCTTGAACGCATATATGGCTTCTTGCGTAGCAAAGGACAATGCGAGCGGGACACGCACTTCATCTTTGAGGCGCGAGGAAACAAGGAGGACCTTGACCTTGAGCTGGCCTTTAGGCGAGTTTGCGACGGAGATAATTTCGCTGGAGCTACCTACCCGTTTCAAATCGTAATTGCGGACAAAAAGACTAACTGCGAAGGCTTGCAGGTCGCCGACCTTACAGCTCGTCCAATCGGACTATCTGTGCTGAGGCCGGAACAAGAAAATCGAGCGTATGAGATTCTGCGGAAGAAGATGAATCGGTACGGAAGAAAGATCTTCCCGTAGCCCAGAAAGCGAAAAGCCCCTGAGACAAGTCCCAAGGGCTTAGCGCCGGCCGCGTAGTCGCAACCCATTTATCGAAATTCTATGGCGAAACCTACCCCGGCCTTCACCGGATCAATCTCGCAATCCAACTATAGGACAACCTTTATCCGAATGCAATCGGACACCAAGCCCCGCACCACGCGGGGCTTTTTGTGTCTGCACCACCCTCCCCTACTTAGGTCTGAGCAACTTCTTTACATGTGGCAACCGGCCACCATGTTTCCTCTTGCCCGGTGAAACCCTCACAATTACTGTGTGGATATCCAGCAGTAAGGAGGACCACAGTGGATAGGACGCAGCCTCGCAGCATTACCCATCAGCGCCAGCTCTCCAGCTATCACCGCCTTGTGCGGCGCGTGAACCTCGCAATCACCACGCCGCGCGCCCAGGTTGAGCGACAGGCGAACCTTGCCCCACAGCCCGGCGACCGGCCGGAAGACTGGGAGCGCCTGATTGAAGAGATACAGGACGCGGACGGCGTAGCGCTGACCAAGCGCCCGGACGGATCGGTTCACGTCCGATGGCGCCGCACCGAACACTGAGCGACTAGCCCGCCACTGAGCGGGCTTTTTCTTGCCTGCGAATTTCAGCAAGCTTAAAAAAAGACTTGACCGATAAATTCAGCATGCTTAAATTACACCCATCGACGCAGCACACCGCGCCGACAGGCCGAGAGGCCTCGGGTGATCCCGAAATGCTCTTTATACAACTCGACGTGACCCAACGACGTACCGGCCAACCCGGTGGTGAGAAAGCTAAACCGTCGTCCATGCCAGCTCTGGAACTGGCCGTGGCTCCACATGCAGCCACGCGAAGTTGCGCAACCGCCTCCCTGGAAGACGCCAGTAGCTGACCAGGGCCTGAGACGACTCGGCATAGCGCGCAACGGAGAACGAACTGTCAAGGAATCCTTGGTAGTTCAAACGGAACATTCACTTCTGGCCATTCGCAAGAGTGGCCATTGGGAAGACAACCGAACGGAGAAACACCATGAAGCAGAAGATCCCTAGCGTTGCCGAGCTGATCCGCGAACACAGCCAGGCGCGCTACCTGATGGCAAACGATGAACGTTTCGGCACCAAGCCGGCCGGCGACTCCTACTGGATGGCACAGCAAGCCCGCGAGCTGATGGTTAAGCAGCACGCCTAACCCACCCCCGCAGCTTGGCTACAGGCTGCAGCGGGCACCCATCAGCACATAGGAGGATGAGATGAGCAACGGACATACGCCGGGGCCGTGGGCCGTTGAGCGCGCCGATGATGCGTACTGCATCGCGAATGTCGGCAACCTCGTGATTATGCCTTGCGCGGGCAAGGTCAAGCATGACAACGCCGAAGCCGACGCCCGCCTGATAGCCGTGGCGCCTGATTTGCTTGAGGCACTGGAGATGATCGTGGCGGAGGCGGATAGCTACACGGCCAGGACCGGAAAGCCAGTTTACAACTGGCTCGATCAGGCCCGCGCAGCCATCGCCAAGGCCAGCGGCACCCCATGCTAACCCTACCCCAAACCCTCCTCCTCATCTGCGTACTAGCTGCGCTGTATGCGTGGGAGTGGTGACGCCATAAACCCTGAGCCAGCCAGACCAGACCCTAACGGGCCTGTAATAACAGGACGGCGCGCGGTGCTGGTAGCGCCATGACCATCAGCTGGAGCCGATCCGGCGTCACGGAAGACAACTCCTGCCTAGCGCCTGCCGGGAATCGGTAGCAGGCATTCATTCCCCCGCCCATCCGGGAAACCGAGGTATCCACCATGAAGCACTACGGACCCACAGGGCGCCGCGAACAGCCGTGCCCGGATGACAGCTCTTCCGCGAGGATTCAACGATGAAATTCGAGATCGACCTAGATGAATACCTCCTCTCCGTTGAGGTAACCCATTGCGCAGTCGTTGAACCTGACTATCGGTGCCGGGACAGCGCGGACGATTACTACGGATACAGCGAGCTTGAATTCACCATCACCAGCGGGACCGTCTTCGACGAGGACGGAAACCAAACGGAGCTAGGCCGTAATGGCTGCGCAGCGGTTGCCGATGAGCACGCGGAGCGGATTGAAGAACTGCTTTGGACAGAGATCGACGCACGACGCCGGGAGGCAGCATGAAGACCGACGACACCATTCGCGAGCACTTCAAGCGCCTGCGGGGCGCCAGGTACGCAGCAACTGCCGATTACCACTGCAACGTGCTGTACGGCTACCTGAAAGCCTTGCGCGACACCGGCCAGATCGAAACGAGCCTTTACCTGCGGATGAATCACGCAGTCACGAAGGCATGGACGCTCAAGACGAAATTCACCGTGAGGACTGCGGCATGAGCAAGGAAGTGAAGCGTTTTTACATCATGCCTGGCTCTGTGCCGGTGCTACTGAGCGGTGACCCTGCGTACACGCCAATGACGAACCACTTGACTGATGTTCATACGGTCCCGTTGGTGCCGGCCTCCGACTACGAAGCCCTTCTCGCTGAGCGGGATCGGCTGAAGGAGGCGCTGGCAGCAATGCTTGGAATTCACGGCGTAACCCAGCGCTACGCAGACACCCATATCGAAATACCTCAGTCGTGGGTGGATGTTTCTGACTTTGCCCGCGCCGCCCTGCAAGGAGAGCAGCCATGACCATCAAGAACCTAGCCGGCGCATTCCTTCTGTATTGCGGAGTGGCGCCGTTCTTCGGATGGCTCGGTTACGTGGCGCTGATAGGGGGTGTGTGATGAGGAACGAGACCAAGATCGAGCTCGTCACCTGGATCGTCGCCGCGATGCTCACGATCCCGTTCGTGGTCGGGCTGATGTCGATTCTTCTGTTTCTGCTCGGAGGCGCCCATGGCTAGCCAACGCCAACGCTCACTCCGCTACGCATGGTGGCGGGGCTTCGCAGTGACCCTTGCACTACTCACCGGCTGGGCTCTCGCTCACGGCCTTGCAGATCGAATCACCAACGGGGCGCCGTTATGAGAACCGAAACCATCGACTACGACGACACCCCCACAGGCCACTCATTCGCAGCGGCGTGGAGGGTCATCTGGATCTTCTCAGTACCGGCCGCGGCGCTTGTCCTCGGCCTCATCGGTGAGGCGGCGATTCAATACTTCTTCGGATAACCAAACCTACTGACAGGCTGCGCGAGACGCGGCCAGGGAGCCCATGTGTCTACAGAAACCCAACTGGCCATCGTGCCGCCGAAAGAAACCGCCCTTCAGGTCTTCCAGGCTGCGAAAGGGCTTGACCCGTACCTGCAGCAGATTCGCGCCGAGATCGACGCCTTCGTGCCGGATGTGTCGACGAAGAAAGGCCGCGACGCCATCGCATCGATTGCCCACAAGGTAGCCCGCTCCAAGACGGCGCTCGACAACGTCGGCAAGGATCTGGTTGCCGAGCTGAAGGAAATCCCGAAGAAGATCGACGCCGAGCGCAAGCGGATGCGCGACACGCTGGACGCTTGGAAGGATGAAGTCCGCGCGCCGCTGAATGCCTGGGAGCAGGCCGAGGCGGACCGGGTGGCGCGTCACACTGACCGAATTGACTGGCTCCGCAACCGTGACGACCAGGTGGCCGAGCTTTCAGCCGCGGATATTCAGGCCCGCATCGCCGAGGCAGAGGCAGTAGAGGTCGGCCCAGACTGGGAAGAGTTCGAAGCCGAAGCGCATCGCGTCAAGGCTGCCACGCTCACCGTCCTGCAGCTGGCACTGACCAAGCGGCAAGCATACGAAGCAGAGCAAGCCGAACTCGAACGCCTCCGCGCCGAAGCTGCCCAGCGCGAGCAGAAGGAGCGCGAAGAGCGCATCGCCCGGGAAGCCGCCGAGCAAGCCCAGCGCGAAGCCGAGCAGCGCGCACAGGCCGAACGTGACGCAGCAGCCAAGCGTGAAGCAGACGCCAAGGCCGCAGCAGAACGCCGCGAACTGGAGCTGAAGCTGCAGGCCGAACAAGCAGAGCGCGAGAAGCTGGAAGCCCAGCAGCGTGCCGAGCAGGCGGAGCGTGACGCCGCCGAACGCGCCGAACGCGCAGCAGCAGCCGAACGCCAGCGCCAAGCAGACGAGCAGGCCCGCATTGAGGCTGAAGCCAAGGCGCGCGAGGCGGACAAAGCACACAAGGCCGCAATCAACCGCGCGGCACTGGAAGCGTTCGTTGCAGGCGGTATGACCGAAGAGTGCGCCAAGCAGGCCGTGACGCTGATCGCTAAGCGTCAGATTCCCAACATCCAGATCACTTACTGAGGTAGATCCGATGAGCAACGCCCTAACCATCGCGCAGGACATCTACGGCGCGCGCGATTCATTCGCCCAGGTGCTGACCGACAAGACGCTCAGCTTCGAGCGGGAAGCCGAGTTCGCAATACAGACCATCCAAGGCAATGACTTTGCCACCAAGATCGCAATGAACAACCGCCAGTCGGTCGTGAACGCGGTCACCAACATCGCAGCCATCGGTATCAGTCTGAACCCGGCAAAGCGGCAGGCCTATCTGGTGCCGCGAGACGGCAAGATATGCCTCGACATCAGCTACATGGGGCTGATGGACCTGGCCATGGCTACCGGCTCGATTCGCTGGGCTCAGGCCGAACTGGTCTACCAGAACGACTCATTCGCCTTAAATGGCTTCGATAAGCCCCCGGCGCACCAGTACAACCCGTTCTCGAAGGACCGCGGCGCCATCGTCGGCGTGTACGTAGTCGTCAAGACAGCTGACGGCGACTACCTGACAACCTGCATGAGCCGAGACGAGATTGATTCGATTATGAATCGGTCGCAGTTGGTGAAGTCGGGCAGATCTTCGCCATGGAAGACGGACTACGGCGAGATGGCGAAGAAGACCGTAGTCAAGCGCGCCTACAAGTATTGGCCGAAGACTGACCGGCTCGACAAGGCGATCCATCACCTGAACACCGATTCAGGCGAGGGACTGGCTTCGATGAACGAGCAGCCTCGCGGCGGCGAACTGGCCGAGAAGTGGATCGCCCAGGTAGTAAACGCCGAATCACTGGAAGCGCTGCAAAGCGTCTGGCTGGCAGGCAAAGCAGAGATGCAGGCCGCTAAAGACGTGTCGTCGTTCTCTTCATTCAAGACCGCTGTCGAGGCCCGCAAGGCCGCACTGAGCGCACAACCAGCACCGATCGAAGGAGAGGTGCAGGAGGCTGCAAATGGGATGGGTTGAAACATCAGAGCAGGCTGCGCAGAGGTTTTGGTCCAAGGTCAAAATCGGAGATAAAGCCGATTGCTGGCCTTGGCTGGCAGTGAAGAGAAACGGATATGGGTTCTTTTCCTTTCATGGTAAAGGGCATCCGTCCACTAGGATGGCTTGGTACTTCACTCATGGCGCTTTGATAACGGACAGGTTTTTTGCCACACCTGCGACAACCCGTCGTGCTGCAACCCTGCCCACCTATTTGTCGGAACGCACGCTGACAATATGGCTGACAAAGCAGCCAAAGGTCGTCAACTTCGCGGCGACAGGCATCACTTGTCAAAGCTATCCACGGAATCAGCGAAAGCTATAAAGGCGCTTCTGCCTACCAAGACGAACAGTGAACTTGCAGCGCTTTTTGGCGTAAGCCGCCAAGCCATCCAATTCATCAGGAGGGGTGAGTCGTGGAAGCACGTCTGATTAATCCGGACACAGAAAACAGCCAGCACTCAAGTGCATGGTGGGAAAGCAGGCTAGGAAAAGTCACAGCTAGCCGGGTAAAGGATGTAATGAGCAAGGGGCGCGGAGGCGCCCCTTCTGCTACTCGTCAGAACTACAAAATGCAGCTGCTATGCGAGCGGCTGACCGGCAAGCGCGAGGAAGGCTTCACCAGTGCAGCCATGCAGCGCGGCAACGAGCTGGAGCCTATAGCCAGGATGGCTTACGAGCTGTATGCGGATGCCGAGGTGACCGAAGCCGGCCTGATCCTGCACCCATCGATCGAAGGCTTCGGTGCTTCGCCAGACGGCCTGATCCTGTCCGCCCGCGGCGGCCTCGAGATCAAATGCCCGAATACGGCCACCCACGTCGCCACTATCCAATCCGGCAAGCATGACCCGCAGTACGAATGGCAGATGTTCGCGCAGATGGCTTGCGCCGAACTGGAGTGGGTCGACTTCGTGACCTTCGACGACCGCCTGCCGGATGAACTGCAGTACGCCTGCTTCCGCCTGGAGCGCGACGAGGCACGCATTCGGCAGATGGAAACCGAGATCAAGCTCTTCCTCGAAGAGCTGGCAGAACTTGAACACGAAATGCGAGAGCGCATGAGGAGTAAGGCGGCATGAGTAAGCGATACGACGTGGTAGCAACCATTGGCCAGTACGAGAAGGACGGCCAGACCAAGTACGTCACCCGGAATGTTGGAGCGGTGATCCAGACATCGAAAGGGTTTCGGCTGAAGCTGGACGCTTCATTCAACCCGGCCGGCTGCCCTCGCTCTGACGATGGCGGCGTGTGGCTGGCCCTGTTCGAGCCGCGCGACGACCAGCAGCAGACGCAGCAGCAAGCGCCACGGCAGCAGCCGCAGCGTAGCCAGCAGGCCGCGCCGCCGGATGATTTTGACTCGGAAATTCCCTTCCTTCCCCTGCATCACCTCGCCGGGGCATAAGCCCTTCAGGAGCGCCGCATGAAGCACTGTGCTAAGTGCGGCGATCAGAAAGCAGATACTGACTTCTATAACCGCGACAAGACCTGCAAGGAATGTCGCAAGGCAGCCGTGCGCGCGAATTACGCACGGAACCGTGAAGCGTATCGCGAGTACGATCGCCGCAGAGCAAACTTACCCCATCGCGTCGAGGCACGAGCCAACTACGCACAAACAGAAGAAGGCCGCCAGCGTAGCAACGCAGCTAAGCGCGCCTACATCAAACGCAACCCAGAGAAGCGGGCTGCGCACATCGCGTTAGATAACGCCATCCGCTCTGGCAAGGTCTGGAAGTCGCCGTGCTGCATGGCGCCAGGCTGTTTCAGCCAGGACCGCCTGCACGCGCATCACTGCGATTACGAAAAGCCTCTGTCTGTCGTATGGCTCTGCAACTCATGCCACAAGGAGTTGCACTGGAACTTCACTCACAAACTGCGCGCTGCCGCGTAACGCCCAGCGCGCCCTCCTCCCCGGTACATCCCAATGCAAGAATTCAAGTACGACCGCGTGCACACGCCGGCCGCGCACGAGGCTGCGCGCCAGGAAATCGCAAGGAAGATGGCAGCGTTTGAAGCTGCTAACGGGCCAGTGGAAACCCAGCCGATCCGCGTAGAGGAAAAACTCATTCCCTACCGAATCACCTGCCCGGAGAAGAAGCAGGCAGCGCGAGCAAAGGCCGTGGCGACCAGAAAGGCGCGATCGGTGGCGGCATGAGCAGGACATTGAAAGGCCGGCTTGTCCGGCGCGAGATCAACGGCATCCGCGAAAAGCTCTGCGGCGGCTGCGATGAGTGGAAGCCGCTGGACGATGAGCACTTCCAGTTCATCAAGACGACTGGCGTCTGGCAGTGCTACTGCCGGCCGTGTCTGTACGCGAAGGCTGTAGCGCGGGCACAGGCTCGCAGGAAGGCAGCATGACACGAGACGAATACCTAAGCCGCGCTCATGAGTTCGCACCGCGTGGTGAGCGCCTGCCGCACGCCAGGCTGAACGCAGACATTGTGCGCGCAATCCGCACCAACCGCCGCGGACTAACAGCCCGCCAGTGGGCAGAACAGCTCGGCGTTCATCAGCGGACCATCGACAAGGTGCGCGACTACCGCAGCTGGCGGCACGTCGCCTAGGAGGAGAGATGACTTGCGCAAGCCCACTGACCGGCAGGCGCCGCACGGAATACCGGCACTGGACGCCGGCAGAGGACGCAACACTGGCAGAACTGTATGCCACCAAGCCCATCACCGAGATAGCAGCCTTGATGGGGCGCGGCACTGGCTCGATACACAATCGCGTGTCGAAACTCGGACTGACCCGCCCTGATGAGTTCAAGGAAATCACCGGCTGCGGAAGATTCAAGCCTGGCCACCAGACATGGAATGCAGGCCGCAAAGGATGGCAGGCAGGAGGCCGCGCCAAGGACACGCAGTTCAAGCTAGGCCATCGCCCATCGAACACCTGGCGCCCCATCGGAGCGGAGCGCACCGACAAGGGCGGCATCCTCTACCGCAAGGTGGCGGACACCGGCAACAAGCGCACTGACTGGCGCCCGGTCCACGTGATGTTGTGGGAAGAGCACAACGGCGCCGTGCCGACAGGTCACTTCCTCGTTTTCAAGGACCGCAACCCCTCCAGCATCGCCATCGACAACCTAGAACTGGTCACCCGTGCAGAGAACATGCGCCGCAACTCAATCGACCGCTATCCGCCCGAGTATCGCCAGGCAGCCATAACGCTTGGCTGGTTCAAGCGGAAGCTCAACAAACTGGAGCAGCACAATGAACAACCTCAGTGATCTGCGCGCCATCCTCGGCAAGACGATGGAGGGCGTGCTGGCCGGCACTTACTCGATTGAACAAGCGAAGGCTATAGCCCAGGTCGCGGCTGAAGTGAACGCCACGGCGCGCCTTGAGGTGGACATGGCCCGCGCTACTGATGGCGACTTCCGAGGCTCTGGTTTCATTGACGTCGAGCCGCGCATTCCTCCGCGTGAGCCTCTTCGGAGGATCGCTCCTTGACTGATCGCACCTACACCATCACCGTAACCGAACGCCAGGCAGCAGAGCTGCAAGAGGCCTGCGAGCTACTGGCGCGGATCAAGATCGGCCAGATCGACCACGCCATTGAGCGGCTGCCGGGCTTCTACGACCGGCGCGACTGGGAGCAGGTCCACGCCACGCGGCACGAGATCCAGCGCCTTGCCAACACGCTGATGCCAGAAGCCACAAAGCGCCGAGAGGATGGCGTTGCGTGGGACTTGTATCAGGTCATCCGGCATCGCTTGTCATGGGATCGCGCACACGACCTGGGAGTCATCCAGCCAGGCGAGCCGCGCAAATGGCCCGAGATGATGGGCGTCTGCTACGACGAGCCACTGGCAATGAGCGGCCTGCCGCTGGCCACAATCAAGGAGATTGAGCAATGAACGACACACTGAAGGCATCCGGGCGAATCGGAGCTGAGCTGGGGGCTGCGAAGGCGGAGAACGATATGCTGCGCGGGCTGTTGACGCAGGCGCTCGAATTCACCGAAGCCAATACATGCGGCGGGCCGGACGTTGCGCAGTTGATCGCAGAGATGCGCGCCGCCCTATCCAAGCAGGCCGAGCCCACCGACACCTTCACCGCCGTCGACATGGCCACAGCCGCAGCGCAGGGGTTCAGGGATGGGCAGGCGGCAGTAGAGCAAGCCCCGGCGCAGGATGAGCGGGAGGCGTTCATTGCAGCCGCGAAGCATCACAAGGTCGAAGGATTAGGCTTCAATCTTGAGGCTACGAACAGCGGATCGTTTCGAGATAACGAGACTCGCATGCTGCATGAAGGGTGGAAGCTAGCCCGAGCCAACCGCCCCGCGCAGACCGAGCAGCAGCCGGTTGCGTGGGCCGATGCTCAGCAACTAAAGGCGCTTGTTCGAGATTACAGTGCGAGCTGCGCAGTGTGGAATTCGCAAGGCCGTTCGCGAGTGCCGCTATACGCCGCCCCCATCGCGCAGACCGCCTCGCGCTGCCAGTGCTGTGGGTATCTGGTAACCGATAGCGAGCATCGTGGTTGCCTACGAGCCGCCACACCCAGCCCCGCCAAACGAGGTGAGGTATGAGCAAGGTATTGGTTGATCGGGATCGCGTGGTCGAATCAATGTGCCTGACATGGCGGCATGACTTCGGACTGGACAAGCTGGAAGGCTGCGACTTTTGCAGTGGCATGACAGACAAGGAGCGCGACCACATGCGCGGACAGATGGGTAAGCTGTTCGATCACCACTTCGCGCCCGCCCTGTCAGCCGTGACCGCCGAGCGGGATCGGTTGCGGGAAGCATTGGAGGACTTGCTTGGTTGCCCGGCTGACATCGTACAGGCAACCGTACCGAAAGCCGGCATTGAAGCGGCCCCGCCATATCAGGTGGTGCTGGACGTTTCGGTAAGCCTTACTCGATGGAATAAAGCCAAAGCCGCCATGGCTGCGAAGGAGGCGTGATATGCGCTGGTTCAAATGGAAGTGGTGGTGGCTCGCTTTCGCAGGCTGGCCCACAAATCACAACATCAGCGTCACCGACCATCAGGGCGAGTGGAAGCGTTTCGGCTTCGGCCTGTTCATCCTGATCCGTCGCGCCTAACCCCCTAACCCAAACACACAGCCTGCCGGCGAGAGTCGGCGGGGAGGATTTGCACGTGCCTGTAATTCCATTCATGCGCCCCGTTACCGAGCCGCCGCCTGCCGGTAAGCCGATTCAGCTTTTCCTTAAAGACGGCAGGACGCGCGCAGCCACAACCTCATTAGTCTTCATGGGAAATGAGTGCTTCTTCATGTGGTACGACGCCCAAACACGCAAGTCGATAGCCGTCGACAAGATCAAAGGATGGGCGCCGGCTCAGCTCGCCTAACCCCACACGCAGCAGGAGAAAGACATGCACACAGACAAGGCTATAGACGCCGGCGTAACGGTGAGGGGGTGAGCATGAGCCTGTGGCAATCATTCAAGCGCCTGCCGGAGCAGGAGCAGAAACGCCAGTTTGAAATCCTCGCCAAGTCCGACATGCAGCGAATCCGCATGGAAGTCTGGATAGAGGAAGAAGGCGAGCGCACGAACGTGTGCGTGAAGAACGTCCTCGGCAAGCGTTGCAGTTACTGCGGCTGCCGGGAATTGGAGGGGTGACAGATGAAATTGAGCCTTGAGAAATGGGCGGAAGCGAACTTCGATCCGGTGCCAACGCTCAACACGCTGCGGCGATGGGCGCGGGAGGCGAAGATTTTCCCCGCCCCGGTGAAGCACGGGCGAAGCTATTATGTTGAGCCAGACGCACAGTACATCGAGCCAGGCACGCTTGCCGGGCGCATCGCGAGGGATCGACATGGCGCCAAGGCCGCGTAAGACCGGTTCGAAAGACCTGCCGCCGAACCTGTACCGCAAGACGGATAGCAGGAACGGCGTCACCTATTACAGCTATCGTGACCCGTCGTCAGGGAAGTGGTACGGGCTTGGCTCCGACAAGGCGCAGGCCGTGCGGGAGGCTGTGCACGCCAATCATGCAGGCGCGAAGATGCAGCCGGCACTGGTTGAGCGAATAGCAGCCGCACCGGTCCGCAGGTTCTCGGAATGGATCGACGAGTACCGCAAACTCTACGCCGAGCGAGATGTATCTGACCGCAGCAAGGAAACGGTGCGCATGAGGCTCAATCGGTTGAGCGAGGCGCTTGGGCACCTTGACACGGAAAGCATCGGGACGTTTGAGATTGCCGCCTACCTGAAGACCTTCACGGATGAAGGAAAGGCGCAGATGGCTAAGGCCATGCGGTCACTGCTCAGCGACCTGATGCGCGAGGCGATAGCGGCTGGATGGCGGAAGGACAACCCGGTCGAAGTGACGCGGGCCGCAAAGGTGAAGGTCAAGCGCGAACGGCTGACCCTGGATCAATGGAAGGCGATCTATGCCGAAGCCAAGCAGCCCTGGCTCAATCGCGCGATGGAGCTTGCGGTACTGACCGGCCAGCGGCGTGACGATATCGCGGCGATGCTGTTCAAGGACGTGTATGACGAGCATCTGCACATCATTCAGGCGAAGACCGGCGCCAGGCTGCGGATCAGCACGAAGCTGCGCCTGGAATCGATCGGGCTCGAGTTGGGCGAGGTGGTTAAAGCCTGCCGTGATGCGGTAGTGTCAAAGCATCTTGTGCATCACAGCCGCACCGTGAGCCGCGCGACGCCTGGAATGCCGATCATGCTGGACACGTTGACCAGCGCATTTGCAGCCGCACGGGACCGCGCCGGAATTGAGTTCGGAGCGAGCCCGCCGACCTTCCACGAGATGCGCTCACTGGCTGCCAGATTGCACGCCGCGGAAGGCCGAGATCCGCAATTGCTGCTCGGCCACAAGTCGGCAGCGATGACTGCGCTCTACCGGGACAGCCGGGGCGCCGAGTGGATCGACGTGGCATAA